ATGATGTCCGGTAAAAATTTCATTTGTCCAAATTGCGGGCATACTCTGCATTATTACGACCAGGTTCGGAGAGTGGTACGAACAAAAGGTCGACAGACTCGGCATGTAACCCTTCGACGATTTAAGTGTCCAGTCTGCAAAAAGATTCACAGAGAAATACCAGATTATATTTATCCATATAAACAATACGAAGCCGAAATTATTAACGGAGTACGAGATGGGTTCATTACCTGCGAGACTTTAGGTTACGAAGACTATCCCTGCGAAATGACTATGCTCCGCTGGAAATCATCGCGCGATTTACAGAGGCTCTTATGAGAAAGGAGCGATGATATTTATGAAGAAACTGTTATTAAGAATTCGGCACAAACGAAAGCTTAAGCAACTACGACGGTCATTCGACTATACGATTGGTAAAATGAATGAACATACGCATGATATCGATCCGACAGAATGGGCGCGGTGGGCGAAGTTGGGAAGGGCTTATTTGGTTATGATGGACGAGGAAGTGACAAAATACGCTCAAAAGATGAGGGACTAAAACAGAGTCCCTTCTTTTTTTTCTATCAGCAAATCTATTTTTCCACAATTTTCCACCGAGGTTGTTTTTACGAATACCTATTTTTAATCTAGAATAAAAATACGACAGCGCTGTTAGTATAAAACACTGACAAGGAGATAAAAAATGGGAACAACCTTATGCCCGGAGTTATCCAGGAGGAATCCGTACTGGATTGAAAAACACCGGTATTACGAATTAAAACATTTTTGCCTGCAGTATCCTGGCTGGAGAAGAGCATACGCTGCTATTGACAGTCTGACGGGAAGTAATTTTAGTCCTGGCAAAGTGAGGCAGAATCCTTCGGAACTCGACCCGACAGCAGACTGCGCAGAAGCACGGCTGTTTTATTCGGACCGTATGGAGATGGTGGAGCAGACCGCTATGAAAACCGACCCGGATTTGGTGAGTTACATCATAAAAGGGGTTACCGAGGGGCGGTCATACAATAACCTGCAGACACGATTTGGGATTCCTTGTTGCAAAGATACATACTACGACAGGTACAGGCGTTTTTTCTGGTTATTAAATAAGGAGCGGAAATGATATGAAGATTATAGATAAAGCCGTGAAAAAAGTATACCGGTTTAATTGCCCGAACTGTCAAAGCCGCCTCGAAGGTGAAAGTTGGGAATTTATTGATATCGGCGGTAAGGTGAACAAATTCTTTTGTCCAGTATGCAGACGGGAGCGTTACATTACGTGGTCTGATTTGCGGAAAAAGATTATTTACGAAGGGCAGGATACGCCGAAATAACACCGCATATTATGAAAGGAGGTGTCACTCATGGATTATGAGAAATTACTGAGCGATATCGGGAATACGTCTAAGGAGACAATGAAAAAAGTGATTTTTGAACTGGACCAGAGACATGCCCGTCAAATTAAAGAAATGGGCATGGACGAGGAAACGACGAAAGAAATCGTACTTATGTTGAAGGACCGGACGTTTTTCGAGATGCTGATCATTAACGCGTTTATGAGCGAACACTAAAAAAATGGAGGGCAACCGGTTGACGGAAGCCCTCTTATGTTTATCCTAGCTATTGATGACCGCGCCGATTATATCCGCCATTTTTGCGTGGCATGCTTTTCGGTCGTTGATAGCATCTGCAAGCGAATAATCGCCGTAGACGTCTTGTACTTGTTCCGGTGTCCAGATGTCACCGAATTCCTGCATTGTTTCGATAAAAGTGTTGATTTCTAAATTACTCATGGCAAATCCCTCCCTGTTTTATGTGGTGGGTTTAATTATATCAGCAGACGTATTGAGATACAATCCGGAATAATTTACAAAACAAATGTTCGACCGCTTTTTTATCCTAGATTAAAAATCGCTAAAATAACATGCCTTTTTATGAGAACTATTATTGCGAAAGGAGAGGTTGTTATGTGTGACGATACGCATGAGCTGACTTGTAGAATTTATCGGTTGGAGGACAAGCTGCTACGGAGCAGAAATTATGCCGACCAGATGGAACTGCAGTCGATTTTAAGAAAATTGCGTTTGGAATTATCAAAAAAAAAAACAGGCGAAATAGTTACGCGGAAAGGGTCTGATAAAGGCTCTTTCTTTTTTTTTGTTCGTCAAATATACATATTCTGTTATGAAAAAAAAAACATTTTTGCAGGAGGAAAAATATATGGACAAGAAATTAAATCTGGAAGATTACCGCAAAGAGTTGGGAAAGCGACAGCTTAAGGAAAAAATCTATTCAGCGGTCGAGAGTGGCAAGAACTGGGCGGTGCAGAACAAAGAGGAAGCAATTACTCTGGCTGCGGGAGTATGCGGATGCGCAACGGCTATAATAAAGACTGTTGGCAAACGTGTTAATTCGCAGAAAGAGAAAGAACTGAAAGATTTGTACTGCTACGACCGGTCACTGGGGCATTACTGGAGACTGCGGAGGGAATTGACCAACCGGGAGTGGGTCGAAATCGACCAGCGGAAACAGAATGGAGAACGTCTTGCTGATATTTTAGCCAGTATGAAAGTGTTGAAATGAGAGGGCTTCGGCTCTTCTCTTTTTCGCGATTTATACAAGCTCTTTAATGGAAAGGAGGTGTGACTCGTGTCCAAAATACTTAAAACGTTTTTGAAATGGCTGTTTACAGCAGTTGTTATCGGGATTTTTGTATGGACGGTACGCAGTTTGTACCAATTTATCCGAAAACGGGTAAGAGGTTCTTAACAGAGCCTCTTGCTGTTCCGTATCCAGGTGATTAAAACGGGGGTTAAATTTATATCGTGAAATATTTAAGGAGGATAAGTATGATGAATTCATCGGTGTTTTTGGTTTTTTTAATGTTTTTAGTCGGGGTTTTTACAGGCATTCTTGTTACGATGTTGATAATCGAATGTTCAGCAGAGAAAGGCACATTTACGATTAACCGTCCGGACGAAGAAGAGGAAGTTTGTACGATAAAGGTGAGTATAGCGAATACGCCGGAACTGCTGGTCACGCGATACATCATACTGACCCGCGAACTGGATTCAAAAACGTCGCAGAAATAACACTTTATGTTATGAAAAAACAAGTTTAAAGGGAGGATTTTAGAAGTGGAGACAAAAAGTATTAAAGAAATGCTGGTGGCGGAATGGGTTGAAGAAACCGAAAAATTAAAGTGCATAGGAATGAGCACTGAGAAAGAAAAATACAAATTGCAGGCAGAGCGAGTTGCTCATCTGGAAAAGCAACTGGTGGATCTTGAGAAAACAGAGCTTGACGTGGAAGAACGGGCGGCTGGTCGCGACATTGAGGAGCAGTCGAAAATTCGACAAGCGGAAAGCGAAGAGAAAACTCAGAAAACCAGAAACAAGATCGAGGTGGCAAAAATAACGGTGCCTGTGGTGGCGGCTTTTACGATGGGGCTGATTTCTATGGTTTGGGAAAAAACCGATACCTTAACGTCGACAGCGGGTAAAAATTGTCTGAGAGAACTTATTAGATTCAAACCGTAATGTTGTTTAGAAGAGAGGGGCTGAAACGGCTCTTCTCTTTTTCTTCGTCGGAGGACCAGATTTTGCGATATCATTATGAAAAACCTAAAATATATCTGCCGATGTACGGACGAACTTACCGATGCGACCATCCTGTCTATGACGAATGTACTCTGTTCGAAAACGGGAAACGTGGCCTGGCGGTAATCCAGCAGCGTTACGATAAGGATACGAAAATTACCTGGTGGGGAGAAATAGACCCGTGGCTTGCGAACGATTTATATTTGCATCCGAAATTTACAGAGTATTTCGAAAAACGCTCCGGCGAGTGTATGCACGGGTTTTATCCAACTGTAACAGTAAGGCAGATAATGTGGGCGTTAAAAATGAAACCTGTTAAACGAGAACGTTGGGAGACTTGCTTCGACAGAAAAGATATATGAAGAGGGAGGATATAAATGAACGATATGAAGATTACCATACCGATGCCACTTGCGAACAGGATTCTTACTGGGCTTGCAAAAAAAATGATATTTAGTAAAACGGGTATCAAAACTGATATGCATTTAAAGGAACTTTGCGTCAGCACGAGTGAGGAAAAAATCAACCTTCACGTCAATGCGGACATCTCGGTCGGTGCAAAAGACCTTGAAAAAGTGATAAAAATACTTAAATAAAACAAAGCACGCGATTTTTACATGCTCCTTTATGAATGAATAGAAAGGAGTGATATTATGCTTACATTATTATCGATAGCCATTGCGCTGATATTGGTGGTTGCCGTGACGTTTATTATAGGTAGTTTGGGCGGCGTGGCGATACTGATTGTATTTGGCGATTTGATTGTGGCCGTCATAGTAATCGTGTTTATCATAAGATTACTTACAAAAAAGAAACAAAAGTAAAGGGACCAGTTTGGTCTCTTTTTTTTGAGGAGGCGAGCGAATGAATAGGCATTTCTGGTATAAGAAAGGACCTGCTATATTAACATTTCTTGGCTGCGTAGGAACACTGACAACATCAGTAATGACTGCTGTTGCAACGGCGAAGGCTATAAAAATGAGAGGGGAGATGCGCCGTGAGGATGAGCGAAAACTGACCGGACGGGATGTGGTACGGATAGCAGGAGTTTATCTGCCGGCTGTTTCCATTGGGGCAGCGACGGTATCCTGCATCGTGGGTGCAAATATATTAAATCGTCGCAGCCAGGCAGCATTGGCGAGCGCGTACGCTCTGGTAGACCAGTCTTTTAGACAGTACCGAGAAAAACTAAAAGAGCTGTGCGGGGACGACGAGTTACATAATAGAATTATGGAAGAAATTGCGATTGAAAACGCGGACGAGAGCGTGGTTCTATATGCGAACGGGCTGTGCTCCCAGTATTGCCTGACAACCGGCGACTATTGCGGGACTCCCAGATTATTCTACGACGCGTATGGGGACCGGTATTTTGAAGCGACAAGCGAGCATGTTATTTCTGCGGAGTACCACCTTAACCGGAATTATGCCCTGCGTGGCAATGCGATGCTGAATGAATTTTATGAGTTTCTTGGTTTAAACAGGACAGAATACGGCGACCAGGTTGGCTGGTGTATAGACGATTATAGCGAGATATTCTGGATTGACTTTGACCACCGTGAGACAACGCTGAAAGATGGCAGGAAATGCGTTATTATCGAGGCTGTAATAGACCCTTCGACAGACTGGCAGGAAATATTGTAGTCACCATTTCGCAAAAAAAACATGCTATTTGATGAGAAAGGAGGCGACCATATGGCTTTTAAATTCAATAAAACGACTTCGACAACAATTCTGGGCGTCGTGGTAGCAGCAATCGGTATTGCGGAAACAATAGTGTCTGGCATTGCTGAATCAAACGCGCGGGAAACGATGAAGGAGGAATTGAAAAACGAGCTGTTAGAGGAACTGAAAACTGACGATTAGAGAACCTGCAGTGGGTTCTCTTTTTTTTTATTTGCGATTGCAGAAAGGGGATTAAAATGGCTGACTTACATCTTAATCGGTTCGTGAGAAATATCAGAAAAAGAATATCAAGACGGAGTCCGGAAATATGGACAGGCTTCGGGATTGCCGGAATGTGTGCGACGGTCGTACTTGCGGTAAAGGCAACCCCAAAAGCATTAAGATTAATCGAGGAAGAAACTGCGTCTAAAAACGCACGCCTTGCGGAGGAAGTAGAGGAAGAAAGAGAGAACGCATCAAAACCGGCAGTAAAGCTTACGACTATCGAAACTATAGAAGTGGCGTGGAAACCATACGTTCCGGCAGTAGTGACGGGTGTGTTTTCGATTTCCTGTCTGATAGGGGCAAGCTCGAAATACGCGAGGAGAAACGCGGCATTGGCGATGGCTTGCAGTGTTTCGGAAACAGCCCTTTCCGAGTTTAAGGAAAAAGCTATCGAGACTGTCGGGGAAAAGAATGTGGCGGAAATCCAGGACAGAATCATGAAGGATAAAGTGGAGGCGGACCCGGTCAGCAAAAAAGAGGTTATTATCGTTGGGAAAGAATCGACTCTCTGCTATGACGTTTTCGGCGGAAGATATTTTAAATCGGATATCGAAACCATCCGAAAAGCGGAAAATCGACTGAATGCCCGTATGGTGAACGGTGAGAACTACGTGTCATTGAACGATTTCTATAACGAACTCGGATTGTCGAATACGGAGATGGGATACACTATCGGCTGGCGGGTGGACAAAGGGTTAATCGACGTATCCCCGTCTTATCAGGCAGCAGACAACGGAGACCCCTGTCTCGCAATAGGTTTTATCACGCCGCCCACACACGATTACGACCGATATTATTAACGCGAAAATAACAATGTGTGTTATGGAAAAAGATTATTCTACAAAACAGGAGGAAGAAATAATGGAAGAATTAAGAGAAGAAATCAACGAAACTGCTATCGAGACAGTGGATGAAAACCGGGATGATAACGGTGATACGACTGAGGAAAAATCGATGGGAGGGGCATTGGTCGTTGGCGCTTGTTTATTAGTCGGAGGCGCAGTTGCGCTGTGGCATAAGACGAGTGACTGGCGGCAGAAACGCTCAATCGAAAAACTCAGAAAGAACGGTTTTACGGTTTATAAGTCGGAAGTAGTTGACGAGGATGAATCGGATTCTGAAGAAGATTTCGACGAGGAAGAATAATGTCGTATCCGGAAGGATGTCTGTAACAGGACGTCCTTCTTTTTTGTTTGAGGAGGTTCTTATGTACAAGTATCGTTTTTCGGGACCGGTCTCTGAGTTTGGCAGATGCATTACCGAGCATTGGGAGGGTGAGACGACCGCGATTTCTAAAGCAAGAGCGCGGGCGAATCTGGAGTACCGGTTTAAGAAGCAGCATAACAAGTATCCTTCCGCTAAAATTACGCTGGTTGGAGATATACAGACAATCTTATAGGGAGGGAAATACGTGGAGGAATACAAACCGAATTCTTTTAAGTATAAGGCGGAACAACAGGAAAAAGCGATTGAAAAGGTTACCAAAGGCGAGGTAAAAGCGAAGAAAAAAAGCGAACTCCGCAAAATTACAGACCGGTTCTTTGCCGAGGATGCGTCTGGAATAGCCAATCACGCGTGGAAGGATATTTTTGTTCCGGCGGCGAAAAAAGTAGTCAGTGACATCGTGAAAGATGGTATCGACATGATTATGTACGGAGCAGCGGGAACATCTGGCAGGCGTTCCGGAACAGCGGATTACGTTTCTTACCGCGAATATTCAGCGCGGGACGACCGGATACGTGACGCAAGAAAACGGACTGGTCTGGAATTTGATGAACTGGTGTTTGAAAACTGTGGCGATGCGAAAGCGGTTCTCTCGCAGATGCGTGATGTAATTCGCAGGTACGGCGTAGTTACAGTCGCCGACCTTTATGATATGGCTAATCCGAACATTACCCCGCCATATACGAGCAACAAATATGGATGGGTAAATCTTCAGAATGCGGAACCACTGTGTGTTCGCGGAGGCGGATGGATTTTAAAACTGCCGCCCGCAATGCCGATTGAATAAGATAAGGAGATATTTATTATGAAAAAGAATAATTTAACAAGTAAAATTTCAAGAACTTTAAGCAGAACAGGTATGAAACTGCGGAAGCGTAGCCCGGAAATTTTTGTAGTGGCAGGCGTGGTGACTGGCGTCGTAAGCGCGGTTATGGCTTGCCGGGCAACCATGAAAATTGACGAGGTGCTGCAGGAGCCGAGAGAAGATATTGATGATATTCACAAGTATGTAGAAGAGCATGGATATTCGGATAAATATGGTGAAAAAGATGAAAAAAAAGACCTTCTGATAGCATATACCCATTCCGGTATCGGACTGGCGAAGCTTTATGCCCCATCCGTAACGCTGGGCGTAGTATCTATCGCGGCGATTCTCGGTGGACACAATCTTCTCCGTAAGAGGAACGTTGCTTTGGTGGCAGCGTATAAAACCGTGAACAAGGGATTCAAAGAATATCGTGGTCGTGTGGTTGAGCGTTTCGGGTACGCTGTGGATAAGGAATTACGATATAACGTCCGGCAGGAAACTATTGAAGAAACTGTCACGGATTCGGAAACGGGCGAGGAGAAAACCGTAACCAAAACCATAAACGTAGCAAGCCACGGAGAGCCAAGCGAGTTTGCAAAATTCTTCGATGAGGGGTGTGAGGGATGGACGAAAGACCCGGATTTGAATCTCATGTTTCTAAGACGGCAGCAGGATTACGCAAACGACCGGCTGAAAGAACGCGGATATTTGTTCTTGAATGAGGTCTACGATATGCTCGGAATACAGCGTACCAGAAGTGGGCAGATAGTCGGATGGTTCTATGATGAAAATAATCCGATTGGAGATAATTACGTCGATTTCGGGATTTATGATGGCAGCTATGCGGCAAAACGGAATTTTGTAAATGGCTACGAGCGCACCATACTTCTCGATTTTAACGTAGATGGTCCGATTATCGATTTGATTTGAATGTCTGGATTGCGGGGGATTGGTTCTGGAAATCCATATAGAGACCAGTTTGATTTCCCGCAATTATGGAGCTACTGATATTATCAAATCATAAAAGAAAGCAGGTGGCTTTATGAGTGATGGTTATTTTATTGTGAAAACAACGCAGGGAAAGCTATTTACATTTGATGAGCGGTGTAACCGGGTATCTCATGCTGACGCACATTTGTGTAGTTTTTTTCATGAAGAACCGGGTTCGTCCGAAATTTTGGCTATGATTCCGTATAGTCAAATCGCATATATCTACGCTCGTCGGACGGATGATACATCGAAATAATAAATAGCGGACTGGAGGTGATAAACGATGGTAAACAGAATATCTGCTATATTTGCAGCACTGGCAAGTTTGTGTTTTATAAGCGGTTTCGCAATTTTGAGGATGCGCTAATGAGAGGAGGCGCGATATGGAAAGATTGGAATGGATACTGTCTACACTGGAACAGATGTTAAATACAAAACAAAAGCGGCATATCGCGGGAGGAGTTTTGGTAAGCGCTGCGCTATTGTTCGGAGGATTGGCAGTTACGGTAGTGACGTTGAAGGATGAAACTCACGAACTGGAGGAGTTCTAGAAAGGATGCGCAATGGAGAAAAAATGGTTAAATGGTTTGCTGATATTTGCAGCAGGTATGTTGACCGGTTCAGCTATTACGCTGGGATTTATTAAAAAGCAGTATGCGATGTCTGGCGGATACGGTGACTCAGACTCGCAGAATTACGATTATAAGAATTTACGTGCGGAGGCGGAAGATATAGTCACCGAGTGCGGATACACTGGCAACGTGGAAAAGAAAGAAGAGGGGGTGTCGGATATGTGTAATACGGATAAACCGTATGTTATTAAGCCGGAAGAAGCCTGTGAGACGGGGTATGACCTTGAAACGCTGACTCTCTATGCAGACGGTATACTTGAAGATAGCCGCGGAATTGTTATTGGTGACCCGGAAGGAACGGTCGGAGAGGAGTACGAATATCATTTCGACGAGTATGAAGAAGGGTCAGTATATGTCCGTAATGAAGCACATGAAATGGATTACGAAATCATACAGGTTAATGAGAACTACGCAGATGTAAAAGGATGTGTTACCGACGATGACGAAAGCTGAGAATGCGTATTTTACGTGGCTGTATGATTTGATGTGCGCGCAGCGGTTTGCCGCGGGGATTTCTTACAAGAAGCTATTCCGGAGTCTTTTCAACAGACACTTTATATACCGTATTCCTAATGACCGGAATAGGGCATCGGATGGAATCGCCCTTCGTCGTCGTTTCGAGTACGATTACACGGGAGATGCTTCGAAGGATATATATCCGGGTAAGCCCTGCAGTATACTCGAAATGATGGTTGCCCTTGCGATTCGATGCGAAAAAGATATTATGGATGACCCGCATAAAGGCGACCGTACGAGACAGTGGTTCTGGCATATGATTGTCAGTCTTGGTCTTAATGGCATGAACGATGATTGTTATGATGAATCAGTCGTAGATGATATTCTGCACAAATTTCTTTGGCGGCAATATAAAAAAACAGGCGAAGGGGGCTTGTTTACCATAAAGAATTGTACGCAGGATTTGCGCGATGCCGAAATATGGATCCAGATGCTGTGGTATCTCGACAGCATTGCTGCGGTGTAGAAAGGAGGGTGGCAAAATGTGGTTGATTTCTTAGTGATTGCGACCCAGGCGACTAAAAAGGGTGTGGAAATCTTTCCCAAATTTCGTTTATATCCGAAAAGCACGGATTTGATGATTCGCGGTGGTGATTTCTATGCCATATGGGTGGAAGAAAAGCAGATGTGGTCGACTGACGAGCAGGTTGCGTTGCAGATAATAGACAAGGAATTGAACCGGTTTGCACAGGAATATCGAAAAAGATATGATTACGACGTCCGCGTACTGTACATGTGGGATTCAAAATCCGGCATGATTGATTCATGGCATAAATATTGTCAGAGACAGATGCGAGACTCGTTCCATATGTTGGACGAAACGTTGATATTTTCCAACACAATCACGAGTAAAAATGATTACGCCAGTAAAAGACTGAGTTACCCACTGGAAGCCGGGGAAATCAAGGCATATGACCGATTGATTTCAACATTATATTCTCCGGAAGAACGTCACAAAATCGAGTGGGCGATTGGGGCAATCGTGTCCGGGGAATCAAAAACCATACAAAAATTTATGGTGCTCTACGGTGCTGCCGGGACTGGAAAATCGACGGTACTGAATATCATTGAAAAATTATTTGATGGGTATTGCACGGTATTCAGTGCGAAAGACCTCGGTTCATCTGGCAGTCAGTTTGCGCTCGAGCCTTTCAAGACAAACCCGCTTGTAGCGATTCAGCATGATGGAGAATTATCAAGGATAGATGATAATACCAGGTTAAACAGTCTCGTCTCTCACGAACTTATGACCGTAAACGAGAAATTTAAAAGCACTTATGCCAGCCGGTTTAAGTGCTTTTTGTTTGTTGGCTCAAATAAACCGGTAAAGATTACAGACGGAAAGTCCGGACTGATAAGGCGTCTGATTGACGTTCATCCGTCGGGAAAAAAGATTCCCTCCAGAGAGTATAATCAGCTCGTCCATCAGATAGATTTCGAACTCGGAGCTATTGCGTGGCATTGTCGCGGTGTCTATATGGAAAATCCGGATTACTACGATGATTATATTCCGGTGGAGATGCTTGACGCTACGAACGATTTTTATAATTTCGTGATTGATTCTTACAGTGTATTTAAAAGGGAAGACGGAACTTCTCTAAAAGCCGCCTGGGAAATGTATAAGCAATACTGCGAGGATGCAAAAGTGCCGTATCCGGATTCGAGAAGAGTGTTTAAAGAAGAACTGAAAAACTATTTCCGGGAAGTTTTAGACCGATTCGAGATGGAAGACGGAACGAGAGTGCGCAGTTATTATAAAGGCTTCCGGACAGATAAGTTCGAAATGGAAAAGAAAGAGGTGGTGAAAAAGGAGCCGGATAAAACTGAAACATGGGTTGTCCTCCAGGAGAGACAGCATGGTGTTTTCGAGGAAGAGTGTGCGGAGTGTCCGGCTCAATACGCAAGTAAATACGAAACCCCGAAAAAATCATGGGACGAAGTATCCGGCAGGTTATCCGGGCTGGACGTAAGCAGGCTCCACTATGTCAAGGTTCCGGAAAATCATATAGTAGTTGACTTTGACTTAAAAAATGAGGCTGGTGAAAAATCACTGGAACGGAATATCGAAGCAGCGAGCAGGTGGACCCCTACGTACGCCGAAGTAAGTAAAAGCGGACAGGGACTTCACCTGCATTATTTATATTCCGGGGACGTGAGCCGACTTAGCAGGATTTATGACGAAAACATTGAGGTGAAGGTGTTTACCGGAAAAAGTGCACTCCGAAGGAAACTTACGAAATGTAATGACTTACCGATTGCTCCTATTTCTTCCGGACTTCCGCTGAAAGGAGATGATAGTACGGTTGATTTCAAAGTGCTTGCAAACGAAAAAGCTCTTAGGACTCTGATAAAAAGGAATCTCAACAAGGAGTATCACGCGAGTACAAAATGCAGTATGGATTTCATTTTTAAAAATCTGAAAGACGCGTATGAAAGTGGAATGACTTACGATGTATCGGATATGAAAAACGCGATTGTTGCATTTGCAGCCCAGAGTACCAATAATGCATATTATTGTCTGAAACTTGTCGGGAAGATGAACTTTAAATCCGACGAAACAGGCGTCAGCACTAACGGACGAGATTCGCCGCTAATTTTTGTCGATATAGAGGTTTTTCCGAACCTGTTTGTGGTGTGCTGGAAACCTGAGGGTAAGGGTAAGCCAATAGTCAACATGATTAATCCAAAACCAAGCGATATTGAGGAACTGTTATCATTCCGACTGGTGGGGTTCAACAACCGGCGTTATGACAATCACATACTGTACGCGAGACTTATGGGTTACACAAACGAGCAACTTTTTGAGCTGTCGCAAAAAATCATTAATGCCCCGAAAGGGGAAGGTCGTAACCACATGTTTGGGGAAGCGTACAACCTCTCTTACACGGATATTTACGATTTTGCTTCTGCCGGAAATAAAAAAAGTCTCAAAAAGCTTGAAATCGAGATGGGCATCCATCACCAGGAACTCGGTCTGCCGTGGGACAAACCGGTGCCGGAAAATTTGTGGGGCAAAGTTGTCGAATATTGCGGAAACGATGTCATGGCGACGGAAATGGCGTTTTCTTATCTGTCGGCGGACTGGACCGCAAGACAGATTCTGGCGGATTTAGCGGGAATGTCAGTAAACGACACCACGAATACGTTGACCACCAAAATTATATTTGGCAATGACCGAAAGCCGCAGGGGGATTTTAATTACCGGAATCTTGCCGAACCCGTCCGCGAGATGGACGACGAAACGCGCGCTTTTCTGGAAGAAGCATGTCCGGAGATGATGGCTCGATTGCACAGCGACCCGACGTTGCCGTTTGAAGACCCGGTTAGCATTCTCCCATTTTTCCCAGGTTACAAATACGAAAACGGAAAGTCAACCTATCGCGGAGAAGAAGTCGGGGAAGGCGGATATGTGCACGCCGAGCCTGGTATGCACGTTAATGTGGCGCTACTTGATATAGCCTCCATGCATCCACATAGCGCGATCGCGGAAGTCCTCTTCGGAGTCAAATTCACGACTGCGTTCCGGGAAATTGTAGAGGGGCGTGTCAGCATCAAGCATGAGGCATGGGATGTCGTCAATACGATGCTGGATGGAAAATTGACGCCTTATATCAAGAAAGTGATTGACGGCGAGCTGACATCTAAAGATTTGGCAAACGCTTTGAAAACTGCTATCAATTCTGTCTACGGTCTGACATCTGCATCCTTTGACAACCCGTTCCGTGATATCCGGAATAAAGACAATATCGTTGCGAAACGTGGGGCGTTGTTCATGGTCGATTTAAAGAATGCTGTACAGGAACGGGGATTCATCGTCGCTCATATCAAAACCGATTCCATTAAGATTCCGAATGCTACGCCGGAGATTATCCAGTTTGTCATGGACTTTGGAAAGCGGTATGGCTACACCTTCGAGCATGAAGATACATATGAGCGTATGTGTCTCGTCAACGATTCCGTCTATATCGCGAAGTACAAGGAGCCTCACATTGACAGAAAAACTGGAAAGAAAATCTGGTGGACAGCGACTGGCAAGCAGTTTGCGGTGCCGTACGTGTTCAAGACGTTGTTCAGTAAAGAACCGATATCTATCAGTGATATGCGGGAGGTCTTTTCTGTTAAAACGGCTCTGTATCTTGACATGAACGAAAAACTTCCAGATGTAACCGGATATGAGAAAGAGCTCGATAAGCTAAAAGAAAAGTACCGGAAAGGATTGATATCCGACACATTATTTGAGCCAGAGAGAGCGAGACTCGACGAGCTTATAGCGACAGGACACGATTACCGTTTTGTCGGAAAAGTCGGAGAATTCTGTCCGGTAAAAGCAGGTGCCGGCGGTGGAATTCTGAAACGGGAGCAGGACGGAAAATACAATGCCGCAAGCGGGACAATCGGGTATCGTTGGCTGGAATCTGAGTTGCTTTTGAAAAAGACAGAAGATGGGGCAGAAGTGATTTCGGGTAACGAAGATATTGTCGACAGGTCGTATTATACAAAACTTGTTGACGATGCAGTAGATGCCATCAGTAAATACGGCGATTTCGAGTGGTTTGTGTCCGACGAGTCCTCCATTGAAGAGGAGCATACGCCGGATTTTATGAACATACCGGAAGACGCCGGTGAAGAAATGCCATTTTTATAAAGAAAAGGAGAAAGAAAAATGTATTTAACTTTTGCACCGAGAAATATTTTGCAGATTGATGACGCAAGGATTGTTTTTCGTAATTTTAAAGGAATCGCATCGAAATTTAACAATGAAGGAGAACGTAATTTTGCCGTAGTTATACCGGACCAGGAGATCGCCGACGCACTGCTTAATGATAAAAATCAGTTTGGCGCGAGTTGGAACGTACGGATTAAGGCACCTAAAGACGGTGGGGATATGCCGTTCATCTATCTTCCAGTTAAGGTACGTTTTAACGAACGTGGACCAAAGATTTTTCTCATAAGTGGGAATCATCGGACAGAACTCAAAGAGGATACCGTTGGCATTCTTGATGATATTGATATCCGTTCCATTGATATGGATATTCGTCCATATGACGGCGAGGGAGCTATGGGACCATTTCGTTCCGCGTATTTGCAGTCGATGGAGGTGATACAGGAAGTTGACCGGTTTACCGCGCGATATGCGGCAGAAGAGCATCCCGAAGAATAGTTTATATTTTAGGGGTTGTTCGGAAAAGGAACAGCCCCTTAACGTGCAAAGGAGATTGTATGAAGATTTTAAAATTCATTGTGGACGGGCAGCAGATAAAAAAAGACCCGGAATGTGATTTCGATAATATCGTGCCTGGAACAACCGGATATCTGTCTGCACATTTTACTTTTTCCGAAGACTGGAATGGTTACGCAAAAGCTGCCGGGTTCTGGTCGAACGGGAACGAGTGCGAACCACAGATAATCGGTCTTGACGGGCTGTGTGATATTCCGGCAGAGGCTACGCGTAACAAGCGTTTCGAAATCATAGTGATGGGAAAACGCGCCAATTCAAGACTTGTGACTGGAAAAATGGAAATAGTTCAGAACGGGAGGTAGTATATGGAAACAACAAGAGTAGAAGAATTACTGGATAGTCTGCCGGACAACGAAAACGGTGTATATGAAGCCGGAACAGGGGAGAGAGAGCGACATATCGTTATCGGAAGAGACCGTGTTATTGTTGTTCCGGACGAGTTGAAAAGAATAGCGGTGGAGACCGACCATAATATCGAAACAGTAACTTTCGACTGTCCGCGATACTGGGATGATAAGGATTTATCGGAGATGAGCATATACATCAATTATCTCAGAGCAGACGGGGAACCTGGAAGCCACAGAGCTACGAATGTGGTTGTGGATGAGACTGATCCAGAGCTGATGCATTTTGACTGGACGATTCGGGGTCATGTGTCCGCGGTGGCCGGAAGCCTTGTGGTTCTGGTATTGGCGAAGAAAACAGATAGCACGGGTATCGAACGGAACAGATGGAATTCGGAAGTAAACAGGGAAATGTATGTTTCAGAAGGGTTGGATACTATTCCGGAGGCAATGACGCATATGCCGGACGTTGTAGAACAGTTGTTACTGCAGTTGAACAATGCGAAGGATAGTGCGCTGGGGGATATTGATGATAAGAAAACAGAATCCTTGGAAGAGGTTGCCGATACCAAGACAGAGGCGCTTTCGTCCATCGACACTGCAAAAAATAGCTCTGTCGAAGAAATCGTAAATACGAAAACAGAATCCTTAAGCGCAGTTTCCACAGCCCAGACCAATGCCGTCAACGAGACAAATTCGGCAAAGACAGTAGCTCTCGAGGAAATCGGCGAGGCAAAAACTGATGCAGTGAATGCGGTGGACACTCAGACGAATCTTACCAATTTTGTTAAATCGCATTTTAATCTGCTAAGAACCGGAAAAGTTTATACAGTTCGCGTTCCGTTATGGGAAACAAGTCAGACTTCGAACGGAGAAAAGCTAGACGACAATGCCGGGTTGGTTATGTTACCGTCGACCGCGACGGAGCACCGACAGGACGACTACGAGTCGATTCCACTTTTCAAGACATATGACTGCAATGCCGTAGTTGATGAAGATGGAAAAAGATATATCACGGCGATGAAAGGCGATGCTAATTACAGAGATACCGGAGCTGTAGATGTATTTGTACTCGGTATGTCTTATTATGAGAAATACTGGATTGAAGACGGTTACTGGTATTATTCGAGAACGGACACGCCGAGGGAAGGGTATACACTTGCTGTCGAATGTAAAGATATATATGGAAATGACCAGGGGTTTGCGTTGTATGGAAAACACGTTGCCGGTCTGGTTGATGGAATACCCTACTCTTCCAAAAACCTGATTCCGGCAAGACATTGTTCGGGAAGAACGGATGGACTGTCGACAGGTATTTCATATAACGGAAACATTGCTATTTTTAAGGCTAAAGGAAACGCACATTACAGCGGCGGAATGATGTGTGATTATAAATATGCAATCACATCGTTTTATCTGAAGTATGCCGTTATACATTCTCAGAGTGTTATGGCCGGATGTACAAACTTTAATGTGCAATTCCGAACGAGCATTGCGGAAACAAATACCAATCGCGTTGTGTTGACCAATTCAGAAGCTGCCAAATTCCCGGTTGGGGCATATGTAAGTATCGGCGATGGTGGATCCACCACTGCTCCGGATAGAGCGACTTTTGTGTGTCATAACAAAGCAGAATGTGTTCAGATACTTGCAAAAGAGGTTTACGACGACACACATACCGCCGTCGTCGTCGATGCCCTGTTTGATACTACCGAGACAACATGGATCACGTCGTTCCACTGGAGGAGTGGCTTCAGTGATTTAATTAAGGGACGGGACGGTTGCCCGTGCCAGAATGTTTCTGACCTAACGAGTGGTATTTATCCGATATGCATACAGGGGATCGAGCTTATGGTCGGCGGATATGAAGTGGTTTCGAATGCTATCCTGGATATTGTGGATGACGGTGAATATTTCGACGTCTACCTGACAAATGACTGCTCGAAACTCACTGCGAATATTGATGCAATAAAACAAAACTACACAAAATTAACAGTACGAATCAAGCGCCCGGTGGGTGCAGGAGGATGGAAATATGTTACCTGTATAGTGATAGACATTGAGAATGGGGCGATAATCATCACGAGTTACGGCGAGAACGGGTCGGGGAGTAATTCCGGATTCGCAGATGCTATTTATTTCGACGCGTCTACTTCTGGGCAGAGAGAAATCCTTTTGCTTGGGGATCTCTGGTGTGCTTGGTTTTCCGGTTTGGTCTGCTTGTTTGCGTGCTCTGGTCCCTCTTACGCGCGCTGGAACTTCCTCTCGCGCGTTTCTATTAACGGATGAGGGGTGAATTGTGTTGAAAACACAAGAGGGGAGTATCCCCTAGGTAGCTGAAGAAAAAGGTTTCGCACTCGGTGCTTTGGTTGTTCCTTTTGCTTGGGGATCTCTGGCGTGCTTGGTTTTCCGGTTTGGTCTGCTTGTTTGCGTACTATGGTCCCTCTAACACGAACTGGAACATCCTCTCGCGCTATTTCTGAAAAAAACTGTTATCAAGAGTGCGTCTCGCACCTAAGCAGGGCAGTTAATAACCATTAACTCTTAAATATTATTTACATCCATGCCGGCAAGTAGGTCTCGCGAAAGCTGGTAAAGACAGAAAGATTTCGTATTATGAAGCGTTATCTAAAAGACTACTGTCTGACGATAGAAGACGTTGAGATAGGTATCTTCGCATATCTCAAAAATAAATGGAAACGTAAAGACGTTTCATATTTTCTGGCTGAATATTGCATACAGGGGGGCGAGGATATCCACGAAGCAGCTCGCCGCTGCAGAGAGTTAGCCAGAAAAGCAGCTACGAGACATTTTCTTTACGAAACAATACAAAAAATTGCGTATTCGTTATTTATGGAAATTGAGGAGCGAAGAATTGTTTTGAAGCCGATAGAATATCAGCTTCGGTTGGACAAATCCTCAAATAAAATACGTGAAATAGGCATATCGTCTGTCAAACAACAGATATACGATTACGTTGCTGTTACTGTATGTAAAGAAATGTTTATGGCAAAGATAGGATACTATCAATGCGCATCTATCAGTAAAAAAGGACAGGTTTTTGGCAAAACCAGCATTGAAAAATGGTTAAAGACAGACTCGAAGAATTGCAGATATTATTATAAATGTGACATTCGAAAATACTATCCCAGCGTAGATAAAACCAAATTAAAGGGGCTGCTTTCGCGCGATATAAAAAATGAGGACATTCTGTATCTGATATTTACTTTGCTTGATACATATAAAGATGGCTTATGCATTGGGTCTTATCTATCGCAGTATCTGGCAAACTATTACCTGTCTTACGCGTATCATTTTGTTGCGGAACAGTCCTACTCTGTAAGAAGAACAAAAGATGGAACATCTATTCGAGTCAATAATACAAAGCATCAGTTGTATTATATGGACGACATTATTATGTTCAGCAGTAGTAAGAAATTACTTCAACGCGGGGTGAGTGATTTTGAAGATTATATTTCGGACGAACTGTATCTGAGTATAAAGGAAGGAGCAGGAATACATGATACGCGGACAGAAAGTATAGATATGATGGGATATCAGATTTCACCGGATTATACTATCATGCGCAAACGAATATATGACAGAGTGTTCCGTGTTATGCTGCGTGGTAAAAGAAAAAGACATATGGAAAAGTTTTCGGTACATTTTTCACGCAAAGTGCTGGCTTATCATGGATACGCGAAGAACAGCAATCTGTATGCGTTCAGAAACCGACTGAAAATTGACGACACTGTAAACGAAGCAAGAAAGGTGGTACAAGAATATGACAAAAACCATATTCACAGACAAGCCGGATGATTACGGCTATTTCGATCTCGGCAACGGGCTGGCGGATGTGATTATCCGACAGTTTGACCATGAAGAAACAGATACCGAGGGGAACCGGGTTTATATTTACAATACCAATGAATTCCGGGTAGGAAAAGACGCGATTACAGAGACGATGGTGGCTGAGAATCCGTTCAAATATCTGGATTATGTTGTTCAGAAGCCAGCATCGGATTCCGCGCGATTAAATGCTCTGGAAAACGCGTTCCTGGAATTATCTGAAACGTTGCTGAACTGAGCAGAGAGGAGTAGTATGTGAGCATAAAACTATTTGACTATCAAAAAGATGCTGTCAAACGACTGCGGACAGGAAGTATTCTATGCGGCGGAGTCGGTTCGGGGAAATCACGGACGGCTCTGGCATACTACTTTATGCAGGAGGGAGGCAGACTCGAACCGTACAAAGATATGCGTCATAAACCGAGACCGAGAAATTTATATATTATCACAACTGCCAGAAAAAGGGACACGCTTGAATGGGAAAAGGAGCTTGTTCCGTTTTTTCTTTCAACACACAAGGAAAAGAACAAATATTATGGAAACGAAGTCGTCGTTGATAGCTGGAATAATATACAAAAATATACCAGCATCAGGGGCGCGTTTTTTATATTTGACGAGCAGCGCGTTATCGGATATGGAGCATGGACAAAAGCGTTTCTGAAAATATGCAGGACAAACGACTGGATATTACTCAGCGCTACTCCGGGCGATAAATGGGAAGATTATATTCCGGTGTTTATTGCAAATGGCTTTTATAGAAACAAAACGGAGTTTAATCGGGAGCATATCATATTCAGCCAGGCTGCCAAATTTCCGAAAGTGGAACGCTACGTGAATACTGGAAGACTCGTTCGGTTAAGAAACACGATTCTTGTGGATATGGACTTCTCCAGAAAAACAATAGCGCATCACGAAGATGTAATATGCCAGTATGATGTTGCAAAGTACAAGGCAGCAATCCGTACCCGATGGGATGTTTTCAAAAATGAACCAATCCAACAAGCAAGCGGGCTGTGTTATGTTCTGCGCAGAATCGTGAACGAAGACGTTTCCCGACAGGTCGCGTTGCTTGAATTGTTCGAGAAGCATCCGAGAATGATAATTTTCTATAATTTTGACTATGAACGGGAGATTCTTCTGAATCTGTATTACGGAAAAGATGTCTCTGTTGCGGAATGGACTGGACATGCCCATCAGCCGATACCGACAACGGATAGCTGGGTATATCTTGTTCAGTACACCGCTGGCGCAGAGGGGTGGAACTGCATACGGACGGATACGATTGTATTTTATTCTCAGAACTATAGTTATAAAGTCATGCAGCAGGCATGCGGGAGAATAGACAGGCTGAATACGCCGTTCACAGATTTATATTTTTATCATCTGAAAACACGAAGCGGAATCGACCTTGCAATCAGCAAAGCTCTGGAGCAGAAGAAGAAATTTAATGAGCGAAAATTTGCTGGGCGGTATGGTACAGACGTGTAAAAAACACAGACTATTATGAAAAAAAAACAATTTTATACAAGGAGGATTTGATTATGAGTAACAACTATACTAAGAAAATCGCAGAGCTTGAGGCAGAATTGAATAAATGCGAAGCCGAATTGCTGGCGACAAGGGCACGTTGCGAGAGCCTTCATAAACGAAGAAGGTATATTAAACAGAAACTTGACAATGTCGTGGAAGAAGCAAGAAAAACTCGAATGGAAAGGGGGAGCGATTATTTCAATCCGATGACCGAAACGGAGATTATTGCTGTGATTTTATCGGATGGGTGTATATCCGGAATAAAATTGTAGGGTGTAAGAAGGCGGATTTGGCGTAATGGATGCTGGGTCTGCCTTTTTGTTTTCTCCAGACCGGATATCGCGTAAAAAACAGGCTGTATTATGAAATAAAATCTAAGGAGGAATGCTTTATGAAAGACGCATTTATGAAAACTTTTGGAGGAACTATGGGTGTGATAGTAGGCTTTGTAGCCGGAATAACGGTGTCGGCAAATTTTCTTTTCGGGAAGGGAGAGGCGAAATGACAAATACGGTAAAAGATGTGCTAAATCAAGTAAAAGGGATGTCGCAAAACATAGTAAGAACAGCGATACCCATATTATTATATGGAACTTATACATATCTCACGCAAAATAATCGTCGACACGAAGACCGGGCAATCGCTTTTAAACAATCTGACATTTCGGCTGATACTTCATACGGGCGTGCCGCAAGCGCTATTTGTAGCAGTGATATGGATTCATATTATGAAAATAACGCACTCAGAGCGTTGAAAAGAGACGAATCGGATGCATATTACGAAGCGGTTATCGCCATTGCGAACAGCCAGATGAGTTCGTATTACAAAGCTGATGCAATATCTAATCTGTGAGAGTCGGGAGGAGAGAAATGAAATCTATAAACGGTGCAGTAATTGTGAGCTGGAGCTTGACGGACGGGACGGATGATTCTGTATTGATTGTCGGGGAGCAGGTGAATAACAAGATAGAGATATTAAACGCTTTTCAAGGTCGGGAAGCTCATGAGATATATCATAAACTCGTTGACCCAACGGTATCTGTAACACATTATCGGGAGGTGAAGCATGAAACAGCCGAAGAAACTGACTTGTGAGCAGAAAAAATGCCTGGCAGCACATTGTCTAAACTGGCGGGAATGGATGCTTGTCGAGAAAACGGATTTTTACTACCGTATTATTAATAAGAAAACCGGTATAATCAAGAGCGTGGACCGATTTAGGAGGATGTGATTATGAGTGCTTTATATGACCAATATTTAATTCAGCATAGAAAAAACGTAAAACGGGCTTATGGATGGTTTGAAGAAAATCTTCCGGAGATTTTGGGTAGTATAAATACGCATGCGGTAGACATTAGATGTAATCACGATTTTTCTAAAAACTTACCAGATGAATATAGCGCTTATGATGCATATTTTTATGGGGGAAATCGTTCCTATGAGGTTGTACGAGACTACTATAGAGCCTGGCTGTTACATCTCCACAGAAATCCACACCATTGGCAGCATTGGATTCTGATTAATGACGACCCCGAAGAAGGTACGATTGTCTTGGAGATGCCGTACCGTTATATTATCGAGATGATTTGCGATTGGTGGTCGTTTAGCTGGGCAAAAGAGAAACCGGAGGAGATATTTGCCTGGTATGACGAGCATTCCAAATATATGACGCTTCATCCTAGAACGAGAAAAACGATTGAACATATTTTGACGAAGATGAGGCAGAAGTTAGATGAGAAAACGGATACAGTCTCTTGATATTGGCGAGCGTTTCGTGTTAGAATTTTGGAGCAGGGAGGGAATGGGAAAATGCACAGGATTTTAAAGAAAGTCGGAAGAGGTATCAAAGAATTTATGGATGAAAAACTTCGAGCTTGTCAAGAACTGTTAATTTCTGCCCAGAACAGATTGATAATTGGACTTGTTATGGTCGGCGCTGGTGCGGGATTGATTGCGTCAGTGTACATACGTGCGCCTAAAGAATAACCTGCCGAAAAAAAAAACAACTTCATAGCATCACTGATAAACCCATGAGCACTAATGGCTTGTGGGTTTTTCTTTTTGAAAGGGGGATCATAAATGGATATTCTTTTAGCGCTTCTTCCAATTTTAGTTATATCTATACTTTATAACTGTGTAAGAAACGCGATGCGCAAGCATATGCAATATGTTTTTATGTACTGCCCCAAATGCGGGAATGAATTGATTAAAAACGGAGTCGTTCTTGAACCAGGAAGAGATACTGTAAAGTATATGTGCAATAGATGTGGAGTCATATCCTTTTGGGATATCGCTCATTATCCTGTTCCGGTTATAAGAACGTGTGCTGATTGTGTGCATATGAAACTTAATAATTGTGGAGAAGCAGTCTGTGAAGAAAATTGCTCTTCGAATACCCAGACATGTTTTGAATATCGAAGCTGTAAAGCGGAAGGAGAAAAGAATGGATAATTTAAAAGCAAACAAAATTATTGCAGTAGATTTTGACGGGACTTTATGTGAGAACAAATATCCGGAGATTGGAGAGCCGAGGAGGAACGTGATTGACTACGTTAAAACGAGACGTGAGCACGGAGATAAAATTATTCTTTGGACATGCCGTGTTGGCGAAATGCTTGAAAATGCTGTGAAATGGTGTGCGGAACGCGGGTTGAAATTTGATGCTGTTAATGCGAATCTGCCGGAAGTCATAGAATCATTTGGTGGCGACACCCGGAAGATATTTGCGAACGAGTACATAGACGACAGAAATTATCCGTGTCGTATTGACACTGTGACAAATGTTCTTTATGTTTGTGACGCCAAAAAGTGTGGTGATATCTGTCCCGATAAAGATAAAACATGTAGACATACGTCAGATATAACGCATGCCAAGAATTTTACAGAAGGTGATTACGGTTACTACTGGGAAACAGACGCGACTGCGGAAAATGATTCCGATGTGTTAAGACAGATTTTAAACACGGTGCACGGACGTGATTCTGCAGAATTTTTGGGAAAACTCGTCGACGTTGTGGAGGATTGGCTGGCATATAAGGGGATAACGGCTGACGATGTTCCAAACGAAGAAAGAACTGATGCCGAGAATGAAGCAATTATATGCGGGGAGGATTACGATTTACTTGCTGAGGGATTCAGAACGGTAATCCATTCGGGACTGATTCCGAAAACGGAAGAAAAATGCGAAAAATCCAGTATGGAATCATGGGCAGAAAGGGAGGTAGAGATTGCCTGCGAGCGAGAGAACCCGGACAGAAAACCTGGGAAATGGGATTATGGATGCGCCTGCCACGAAAGTGCGCTGAAAGCATTCCTAAGCCTTCTTGAGGATGGGCATAGTGGATTAAGTATTTCAATAACGAAACAGATACTCAATCGGTTAATTGACGGGAAGCCACTGACTCCCATTGAAGATACTGATGATATTTGGGAGTTTGCGTACCGTATAGGTCTGAGCGAGGGGGAACCGGGTTTCAGTGCCTATCAATGTAAAAGAATGAGTTCTTTATTTAAAACGGTTTATACCAACGGGACTGTGAAATATGAAGACAATAACCGGTGCTGTGGGGTAGATGTAAACAGTCCCGACGTATCGTTCCATAATAAGCTGATTACAGATGTGGTCGACGACATGTATCCAATCACGATGCCGTATTGTCCGGAAGATAAACCGTTTGTGGTATATCGCGAAGACTTCCTCACAGATGCCAAAAATGGAGACTACGACACTGTCGCATTCCTTTATCTGACAAAGCCGGACGGAGAACGCGTTGAGATTAATCGATTCTTCAAAGAAGACAAGGACGGTCGTATGTGTGAGATAGGGTTTGAAGAATTTGAAGAGCGCCGGAAAATGCATGAGGAGCGTCTGTGGAATCTGAAAATTGAAAAATTGGAATCTATTTTCGGCTTCAAATTCTACGATTGGCAAAAACGATATTTAAAAGGGGATGATATGGCGATATACGGACGAGGGCGAGGGAGTGGAAAAACGTTTATTTATTGTTTAAGAGTGTTATTGGAAGAAAGAGCCGCTTTTAGATTGGCGGATTTCAGAAGTATCAGAGATAAGCGAGGAAAGTTCTTAACTGACGTGGACTGCCGCGAAAGAGACCACCTTATTCTGCTTTTGCATAGCTTACAGACGATAAACGCCAAGCTCGTTAGTGCCGGTTTTAAGACAAATTTGATATTGGATGGTGAAGAAGAATGAACCGAAGTGCTTTCATCAAGGGTCTGAACAGTAATATTCGGCTTTCTGAAAAAGAACGCCGGAGAATAATTCGTAGAAGCCTTGAAAAATATCCGTGGAAGCTGAAATGCACTGTTGCGATGGAAGAATTCGCGGAGCTGCAGCAACAGGTTAGTAAACAGATTCGTGGATACGGAGACCAACTTGGACTCTTAGAAGAGATGGCAGATGCTTATATTTGTCTTCGCTTTCTGGAGTCCATTTTTAATGTTACTGAAGGGGAGCTGCAGAAGGCTATTGATGTAAAATTGCAGAGGGAAAGGGGAAATCTATGAAAATATTCATTGTCGGTTCGACAAGTAGGGCGGCAGATATCGATGGTGTAGCTTGTAAACTACGTAAAGCTGGACACGATGTTGACTACGTAATAAAACACGAAGGCGAAGCATTACTTACTCTCATGGAGGATGCCTTCTGGAAGATAGCTGTATCCGATATGGTCGTGGTGGTCAGAAATGCAGACGGGAGTATTAGAGAGCTGATGCGATATGGGGTGAGTATGGCTGTCCGTCTTGGAAAGCCAGTGTACATCTGCGGAAGTGATCGGGAGGACCAAACATGAATCTCAGACAGAAAAATAAACGGTTAAAGCGAGAACTGGAGTTGCTGAAGAAACAGACGATTAAACCGGAGATTATTCGACAAAGGGCGGATGTTATCCGGCTATACGGTAGTTACAAATTTACACAGACGGTAATTGAGAATGTTCCAGAAGAAGTTATAAAAAGGGCTGCAGCAAAGCCTTTATTGGAAACTGTTATGCCATACATTCATTTCGACAGATACCTGGATTATAGTGATGGGAACTATGTGGTAGAAGCCAGTTTGTCTGTAGTGAAGGAGGACTGATATTGGTATGAAAAACCGAAAATGCATATTAATTCTGGCGGTATTAGCTGCTTTCTTATTAACGGGCTGTAGTTCTGACTTTTTCGAACCAGTTTTTACAAACCATCGTTTCGAGTGTGTAGGCTCCCTTGATGATATTGATATTCCGATGGATCATGACGACTACGTCTATCAGATACGCGACACTGAGACTGGCGTAAATTATATTTGCATAGCCGGGCATTACAGAGCCAGTATTTGTCCGATGTACGACGCTGATGGACAGGTTGTCGTGACTAATTGAGGGGGATTGATTATGAGTAAATGTCCGCAAGAAGCTAAGGCTTTAAGGTGGGTGTCTAACATGTTTCCATTAACGCAAATTCCTATGGACGAAACAGATAGGATGTCAAATGCGATACATGTTTACTGTAAAGCCGGTGCCACAAAAATAGAAAAGTTGCAGGAGCAAGTTGACATGTTGGAGGAATGTATTCGGCGTTTGGAAGGGGGGAGTAACAATGATTAAAATTGAAAATGTAGAGGTGGTTGGCTGGGAGGCTGCCATCAGAGGGATGCGGAATCCCATGAATTCGTGGAAGAAGAGTGATAGTGAGTTCATTACTTCATACGAAAATCTTATCGGAGATAATGACCACGACCTTATGATGCGACTTGCGAATGGCGGTCCGGTTCACGCGAAGTACAGACGGATGATTGTGGTGTATCTGGACATCACTGCTCCGTTGTATTGGTGGAAAGAATTCGACACATATAAGGTTGGTACGGTCGCTAATAGCTGCAGTACGATGCACAAAATTGCTGAGAAGGAGTTTGAATGGTCTGATTTTAGTACAGAGCATCTTTTTAACTTCGGAATGTGGGGAGAGCCGTTTACGGACGCGGATGCTGTCTATGCACCGGCAAAAACCATGAAGTGTGTTATATCAGCACTTAATGGCGCGAGGAATAGATATTTTGATTATAAATCTCGTGGAAAAGAATGGGAGCCGCTTGCGAAACAGGCTTGGTGGCAGATGATTCAGCTTCTTCCGAGTTCCTATAACCAGAAGCGGACAGTGATGCTGAATTATGAAGTTCTTGCCGGTATCTATCCGATGAGAAAGAATCACAAGCTGGATGAATGGCATCAGTTCTGTGAATGGATTGAGGACTTGCCCTATTCGGAGATTATCACAGGAGGTGATGTAGAGTGACCTTAAGAGATTTGGCTCCTTTGATTAAATGCAATGATTTACAGCTAGTGTGTGACGGAGAAGAATTATGCTTAATAAGAAATGGCTATATCGAGGGCACGTTTTCCGAGAAGTATCTTAGTATGGTGGTGGACTATATCGAAAATGATGAAAGTGTACCGGATACTATTATTGTTCATGTAGGAGGTGTGGATTGATGGAAATTGCAAAAGAATATTTATGTTCAGACTGTATTCATCGCGACGTATGTTTTTACAAAGCTACGTTTCGCGATGTGGAGGAGCAAATCAGTACTATGGTCGTGAGTGTTCCTGAAGGGAAATATCGAGTCGACGCTATACCGTTTGTGTCTTCAGTAGGGCTGAACTGTAAACATTATGGGAATACAACGAAATCATTAATCGACAGGAGGGCGCGCTGAATGAGGAAGGAAACGTTTAGAGTGGATATTATTGATATGCTGTCTTACGATGCCGGATATGCCGCGGGTTATGCCGATGGGACAACGGATGGAGTTGAGTATGGTTATAATGCCCGTGTGCTGCAGCGTAGTCCGAGGAGAAGGTACGATACAGCTACTCGCGAAAAGCAGTTATATTTTATGAAGCAGAGGGTTCTTGGTATACTGAGCGTGCTGGTTGCAATACTTGCCTATCTGCTTATTCCAGATGGAGGGACGCTGATCGCGGTGGCGGCTGGGGTGCCCGGTATGTGTTTGATATTTACCAGACGGATGGTTCTGGTGGATGATTACTGGCATAAATGCATGGGAAAAATTGATAAAAATCGGCAGCATTTTTGACGTAATTTTCCGCCCAAAAATAAAAATAAAAGTGGGCAAAAAACGGGCAGCGCCCACTTTTGGTCAAAAAGTGTGAAGAAATTCGGGTGTAAAAGTGGGTTTAATTGCATAAAAAAGTGGGCGTTTTTGACCAAAAACCCACTTTCTGCCCACTTTTGAAAACGTTTTTGACCACGAAAAACCCATTATTTATGCGGGTTTCCGGACTTTTCGCCCAAAAACCCACTTTTTTTCTTATTAACCTTAAAAATTAAAAAAAAAAATAAAATAATAGTAATTGGCGAAAAAAAATGGGTTTTTGACCAAACGCAAATTTTTCGTCAAATCTAGATTAAAAATTGATGCGGCAGATGGTTATTGCGATTGATATTTTCTGACGCGCAAATAACATGCTGTTTAATGAAAAAAAATATTTAAGGAGGATTCAACTATGAATGTGAAAGAGAAACTGAATGAAGTAAAAACGGAGGTGAGAGAATACTGGGCTGAAAATAAATGGAACTATATTTTCTACGGAGCTGGGCTCGCAATCGGTTTGGGATATGGAATTTATGCTGGGCAGCGAACGGTGGTTCCTTTGACAACGTGGAAGGCACGAAAAATAGTTAAGACTACATTTTCGGGGATACCAAAAGGGACCGAAGTTGGACTGTCCGCAAGCTGGTTTAGACCTCTCAAAACTGAGGAACTCGGTGAATTAGGGAAAGCCATAATCGCAAGCGGAGAGTCACCTTCAAGAAAACATTACAGATGTCTTCTCATAGGAGAACCAATTAAATAACACACAAAAAAAAAGACAGCAACGGGGTTCTGGGTTATCCAGACCCTTTTGTTGTTTTCGAAAATATATCTGGCTATTTTAAAATTCGCGAAAAAAACACGCCCTGTTATGAGGAGAAGATAGAATGGTTATTTTTATACCGTTTTGTCTTTATTTTTTTTTTTATCGACATTATAGGTTACTGGAAGAGGTACGAAACATGTTAGAAAGCAAATTCCAGTCCAGGCTGATAAAAGATGTAAAAAGTCTGTTTCCCGGCTGCATTGTCACAAAAAGCGATTGCAATTATATCCAGGGAATCCCGGACCTTTTGATTCTGTACGGAAGCAAGTGGGCGACGCTGGAATGCAAACAAAGCTTGCGGGCAAAGAAGCAGCCTAATCAGTCTTACTATGTAGACAGGATGAACGAGATGTCTTTTTCGCGCTTTATCTGTCCCGAAAATAAGGAACAGGTTTTGGAGGAACTTAGTTTATATTTTGCAAACTAGAAGGAGCGGAATTATGCAATTTAATCAGCATACCAAACTGAACGGTCTGCACGCACCATTCTCGCCAAGTCAGCCGTACTGGCTCAGATACGATGATGAAAAAGTGATGGAAGTGTACCAGAACCGTAAAGCAGCAGAAATGGGAACCCGGTTACATTCCTGGGCGAAACAGACAATCGATTTGAGAATCAAGCAGCCTCGTAAATCCAAGAAAACAATCTATGCGTACGTAAACGACGCTATAGGTTACCAGATGGATACCGAGGTTGTTTTATTTTATTCGGAACGTTTCTTTGGAACTGCCGACGCAATCTCTTTTCGTAACAACCTGCTTAGGATTCATGATTTGAAAACAGGTAAAGCTCCGGTACATATGGAACAGCTCATGGTTTACGCAGCTCTTTTCTGTCTGGAATATCGCATACGTCCGGGTGACATCCATATCGAGTTACGAATCTATCAGAATGACGGAATCATTGTTCATAAGCCGGAGGCAGATGAGATAGCGCCGATTATGGATAAGATTATTCATTTTAATAAGATTCTTGAAAGAGCTGATGAGGAGGTAACGGTATGAATCCTATAGCGGAAGAAATTGCATCATACTACGGTATTGCGAATTTCATCAACGCGCTTGAGCATTATGGAATGCCACGGAGAAGTGGTCGTTATCCGTGGGGCAGTGGAGAAAACCCGTATCAGCATGGAAACGATTTTCTCGGTCGTGTTGCAGAATTGAAAAAGAACGGATGGACAGAGACTGCGGAGAACATCAAAAAAGAATTCGGTCTCACTACCAAAGAATACCGGAATGAAAAAGCGTGGGCTAATTATGAGCGGCGTTTATATTTGGTCGAGCGGGCTAAGTCTATGCAGTCTGACGGCAAAGGAGCAACTGCTATCGGTAAAGAAATGGGGCTGTCCGAGTCAACGGTTCGTTCTTTGCTGAACCCGAAATCTGAGGAGCGGATGCGGAAGGCTAAGGAAACTGCCGACTTTTTGAAGCAGCAGGTGAAAGAGAAAGGCATGATAGACGTCGGGCGAGATGTCGAGCGGGAACTTAACATATCTAAGGAACGTCTGGACATGGCTTTATACAGTCTGCAGCGTGAAGGATATATTGTCGTCGGAGGACGAATGGATCAAGTTACGAATCCGACACAGAAAACGACTCTGAGAGTTCTTTGTCCGCCTGGAACACCTTATAAGGTGAACGAAAAAGGAAACATCGTATCCAGTGCGGTTTACGACCTGGATAAAATTCACTCTGTTAAAGAGTATATTTCGAGAGACGGTGGAACGACTTACGAAAAGAAATTTCACTATCCCGAAAGCCTGGATTCTAACAGGCTGATGATTCGATACAAAGAGGACGGCGGCAGTGATATGGATGGTCTTGTCCAGCTTCGCCGCGGAGTTCCGGATTTGTCTCTGGGTGAATCGCGTTATGCCCAGGTTCGTATCATGGTTGACGGCACACATTACATAAAAGGGATGGCTGTGTATTCGGACGACATGCCAGACGGGGTTGATGTCATATTCAATACAAACAAAGAAGCCGGAACTCCGATGAAGAAAGTTCTGAAAGAGATTAAGCCGGACCCGGATAATCCTTTTGGTTCTCTTATCAAAGACGCGGATCAAGGAGGACAATACTGGTATGACGACCCCAAAACGGGAAAAAAGAAACTCGGCTTGATTAATAAGAGAGCAGATGAAGGCGACTGGACTGAATGGGCGGACGCGTTGCCATCCCAGTTTTTGGGTAAGCAGCCACTGGCTCTCGCCAAGAAACAGCTCGACCTTGCGAAAGCTGACAAGCGTGCTGAGCTGGAAGAAATATGCTCGTTGACTAATCCGACTGTGAAAAAGTATTGGCTGCAGAAGTATGCGGATGAGTGCGATTCGGCTGCTGTGCAGTTAAAGGCGGCGGCTCTTCCCGGACAGAAGTACCACGTAATTATTCCGGTTAATACGTTACGAGATAATCAAGTATATGCTCCCGGTTATCCGGAGGGAACCAAACTGGCACTTATCCGGTATCCTCATGGCGGAACGTTTGAAATTCCCATCTTGACGGTCACTCATAAGAATCGGCTTGGCGAGAAGTTTATAGGAAAAACCAGCATTGATGCGGTTGGTATCACGAAAAAAATCGCGGACCGTTTGTCCGGAGCCGATTATGATGGGGATACCGTGATGACTATTCCTACCCACGACAAAGCAGGAAAGGTGAAAATTGCGAATCAGGATCCATTGGAAGGATTAGAAGGTTTTGACCCTAAGATGCGTTATGGGGCAGACAAAGTTGAAACTGATTCGGATGGTAAAACCCATTATTACCGCAACGGGCATGAGTACCGGATAATGGGTGACACGCAGAAGCAGATGGGCGTGATTTCGAATCTGATAACAGACATGACTTTGGGTGGCGCGTCTACTGATGAACTCGCGCGCGCGGTTCGGCATTCAATGGTGGTTATCGATGCTGAAAAGCACAAACTCGATTATAAAGCCAGTGAAATAGAAAACAATATCGCTGCACTTCGAAAAGAATGGCAGGTAAAGACTGACGATGACGGTAATGTCATTGGTTATGGCGGAGCGTCAACCATTCTGTCACGCAGCAAGGGTGAAGTGTCGGTACCAAAGAGACAGGGGACCCCGGTTGTCAATATTAAAGGCTCGAAGAACTATGATCCAAGCCGACCGGAAGGTGCTGTTCTTTATAAGACTGCAGATGATTTGTATTATCCGGTAAGGAAAATGGATAAAAGTACGGGCATGGTAACACTGCAGACTATTGATGGGAGGAAGGTTACCTATAATGTCAATGATAAGACAGCCCGTGCTATGTACGAACCGGTGGAGAGGAAAGACCCGAAGACCGGGGCGGTGTCATTTACAAATCGTGAAGGCAACATCGTTTATAAGACGGACTATCGGAAACAGCAGAGCACCCGGATGGCTGAGACAGACGACGCCTATAGTCTGGTATCTTCCAAACGGCATCCTATGGAGCTTCTTTATGCCGACTATGCCAACGCCATGAAGGCTATGGGGAACGAGGCACGTATCGAGATGATGAATACGGGGAATCTCAAGTACGATAAGAAGGCTAGGGATACTTATCAGACCGAGGTGGCATCACTGATGTCTAAGCTGAACACTGCCCTGCTCAATGCGCCAAGAGAGCGTGAGGCTCAGAGACTGGCAAACGTTGAGGTCGCTGCTAAGAAAGAGGCTGCCAAAGCTAATGGTACCGAGCTTAAATCGAGCGAGATAAAGAAGATAAGTCAGCAGGCGCTCAGTAAGTATCGCCAGGAAGTTGGCTCTGTATCGAGAAGAGACCGTTCGATATCGATTACTGATAAAGAATGGGAAGCAATACAGGCTGGCGCTGTCACGGAGAATGTTCTGAAACGGATACTGGATAATGCAGACGCAGATAATCTGAGACAACGCTCCATGCCGCGCACAACAACCCAGTTGAGCCAGGCACAAATCAACAGAATAAAAGCGATGAGTGCTTCGTATACAATCGCTGAGATTGCTGAGAAACTTGGCAAATCACCATCAACCATCCAGAAGTATTTGAAGGGAGTGAACTGACGATGGCAAGTGTATGTTGTTTGACCACATTCGATAATCCTTTTGATCCATTTGAGCAGTTCGTTGACTGGTGGCTGTTTGATACCGAAAAAGGTTACGACACTTGTGGTTTATTAGCAAGAACAGTAAAAAGCGCTGATGATTCTACAGAAAAAGAAGAATATGAGGAAATTGAACGCGCGATTGATGCGATCATTCAGAATGATTTCATGAACATCTATAAAAAAGTCAAGAAACAAGAGAAGAAAGCTTCATAGATGTGGTGAGTACCAGAAAAGGTATAGGGGGAGGGTGTCAAAAATACACCCCCTCCCCGCATCGCGGCGGTCTTCAAAATTTCTCCGGAGGGATTTTTCCAGGGAAGTTTATATTTTTTCACACTCTTCAGACGGCATTTCCAGATACAAAACGGCACGTAACCGTAAACCCCTGGTGTTTTCTTATTTGCTTCCCTCAAGATGTATAAAATCGCCGCCGCGTATCCGGGAATGTCGTCTGAAAAGTATGATGCAATTAGGTGAAAGCGTAAGTGTAAGGGGTGAACAGAAATGGCAAGAGCCAAGAAAACGGAAGAGGTGCGTAAAACCAGACCACCTTTGACACCGGAAGCACGGGAAAGCCAGTTGATTTCGTTTGCCTTGGATGAAGTTGAGAAACGGATACGGGACGGAACTGCCTCATCGCAGGTTCTTACCCATTTTTTAAAGCTTGCATCAAGAAACGAGCAACTGAAGAATGAACGGCTTGAAGAAGAAAACAAGATGTTAAGAGCAAAGACAAAAGCACTGGAAGCGAGTGTTGATTCGGGAGAGCGATATGAAGCGGCATTGCGAGCGTTCCGGGAATACAGTGGACAGGCAGGACAGGAATATTACGAAGATGATGAGAACTTACAGTGATTTAATAAAACTGCCGACTTTCGAAGAAAGATTCCGTTACCTCAAAATATACGGAAGAGTTGGCGAGGATACTTTCGGTTTCAGTCGGTATCTGAATCAGATTTTCTATAAGTCGGACGAGTGGAGGAGAATCCGAGACGCAGTGATTCTGCGGGACAATGGGTGTGACCTTGCGATGAGGGATTGGGAAATCCGTGGACGAGTTTACGTTCATCATATGAATCCGATAACTGAACAGGATATTTTAGAGCATAGTGCTTTTCTGTTTGACCCGGAATTTCTGATAACCGCCTCCCATATTACCCACAACGCGATTCATTACGGAGACGAGAGTCTCTTGCCCACTGGCTGGACTGAACGAACACGTAATGATACCTGTCCCTGGAAATGTATGTGAGGAGGATTATATGGACGAAAATAACTGCATCGGAATTGTCGTAAACTGTATGATTGCAAATGTGTATAGAACACCGGATATTGGCTCCAGAATCGTGACAATCGCAGAGTGTCTGGAGAAAGTAACGGTCGACCTGGGACAATCCACGGATGACTGGTACAAAGTACAGACTGAAGATGGTGTTGAAGGCTTTTGCATAAGCGAATATATCGCACTGTGTCAGAATTGAGGTGCCGCGTCATGGAAAGTATACTTACTTCTATTAAAAAAATGCTCGGAATACGAGAAGACTATGAGAGCTTCGATGCTGACATCATCATGCATATCAATTCTGTGTTTATGATTCTCAGCCAGCTCGGCGTCGGACCTCCGGACGGTTTTTCTATCAAAGACAAGAGCGTCACATGGGACGAGTATCTGCCCGATTCAGATGAAGAAAAGCTTTCTGCTGTGAAGAGCTATATGGGACAGAAGGTTCGGATGCTTTTCGACCCGCCGACAAGTTCGATTGTGCTGGAGTGTATGAACCGGATTACAAATGAACTCGAATGGCGGCTTATGACGCAGGCAGAAATGGAGGATAAATAGAGTGGAAGAAGACAAAATATTTTATCTGTGTGACGGGCGGGATGAAAATTGCGAAAGAACGCATTGTTACAGAATGGGCGGAGGCTGTCGTCATACGGATAACGTTCGTCATGCCAAGAGTTTTTATGTGCTTATGTACGACGGCAGTTACTGGGAAGACACCTCGTGGAAAAGATTACGGGATAAAGCTCGTCAGAAACTCTGTAACCTCTTTAACCCCATTCTTAAAGCGATTCTCCATATAAACAATTCCAGAATCAGATAGCCAAACAAGATAGATGGAATTGTTGGAACCGTTTACTTTCAACATACCAGCGCGGCTGAGTTCCCAGCATGTGTTATCGACGTCTGATAACGACCAGTTTGGGACTAAGGTGTCGCGGATTAGATTTGAGCCGCCGCAAAGTTTGGCGTCATTTTTGGGTACATTTTCTTTCCGCTTGTCAAGATACTTTTTATAAAGAATGCAGAGTAATTTGTCTGCGTCTTTTGAAAGTTGTGTTCCCATATCAATCCCTCTTTTCATATATAATCTTCTGGAACACAGTATATAGTATCTGGAAGAAGATGTCAATCAATATTTAGTATATTTCGAAAGGAAATTAAGATGAAAACAAAAAAGAAGAAAATAGTAGCATTGATGCTCACTGCGATTCTGGCAGTGACAACGCTTACTGGCTGCACGGAAGCAGACCGCGTTTCGACGAATATATCGACTGAAGCCGACAATTTCAATGTGATTCGTCGGCTGACTGTATGGAACGCAAGGTCGGACCGGGCAATATTCGAGCTGGTCGGAGCATTCTCATTTACTCTGGAAGAAAACCGAATTATAGCCATCGTTGAGACCGGACCGAACGAGTATAAGAAACATTCTGTCGGTTTGAACGAATGGACACTATGGACCGTGGAAGACATCAGCGGCGCAGACGTGGATAAGTATCATTACGAAGTAAATTTCCTCCCGGAGATGATTGTGCCGATTACTTTTACCAGCAAAGACTAGGAGGGAACAAAATGGAGGGCGATGTATTATACCATCACGGAATCAAAGGGCAGAAATGGGGTATCCGGAGATTTCAGAACAAAGATGGCTCTCTCACGGCAGCAGGCAGAAAAAGGCGGGGTGAAGGCGCAGACGGTGGGATTCATCCCGATTATCAAAGTGCTCATGGACGTAAGAGTATAAAAAGCATGAGCGACAGCGAACTTCGACGTCGAAATGACCGATTGCGGATGGAACGCGAATATGCAAAGCTGACCGCGAGACAATCGAAAGGAAAAAAAATAATAAAAACAGTTATAGCCACTGCTGGAACTATTACCGCTGCGGAGAGTGCATATAAAACCTATAGTAGAGTGATAACCAAGGCGCTGGATAAGATTGGAAATTTGAAAATCTAGCGAGGGGGAATGTCAAATGTCTTTATCGAACACGGCAACACCCAAATATTACGGAGAATTTCGCGAAGCAGTTATGCAGGGCAGAACACCGATTAACCGCGAGATCGAAATGGAAATGAATCGAATAGATGCTCTGATAGCAAACCCCGGAGTTTGGTATGATGACCAGCCTATCGAGGGTTTTATTAGTTTCTGCGAAAAAGAACTTACTCTTACGGACGGAAGCGATGTCCATCTGCTGGATTCATTTAAACTGTGGGCAGAATCGATTTTTGGCTGGTATTACTTTATCGTCAAAAGCGTATATGAGCCATATCCGGACGGGCATGGCGGACACTATGTTCGTAAACGGATTAAAAAACGTCTGATAAAAAAGCAATACCTCATTATCGCGAGAAGCGCAGCGAAATCTGTATACGCGTCTTTTATACAGAATTACTTTCTGAATGTGGTCACGACTACCACACACCAGGTAACAACTGCGCCGACTATGAAACAGGCAGATGAGGTATTATCTCCGATACGGACTGCAATAGCCCGGTCCAAAGGTTCGTATTTCCAATTTCTTACAGAAGGTTCCCTACAAAATACGACCGGTTCCAGAGCAAACCGCCAAAAGCTGGTATCCACCAAAAAAGGAATAGAGAATCTTCTTACCGGGTCTTTATTGGAAATACGTCCCATGAGTATTGACAAGCTGCAGGGACTTCGTGTGACATGTGCCACGATTGACGAGTGGTTGTCTGGTGATATCCGGGAAGACGTTGTGGGGACTTTGGAGCAGAGCGCAGCTAAAGAACAGAATGCCTCCGGAAACAACGACTACCTCATCCTGGCGATTAGCTCAGAAGGAACCGTCCGTAATGGAGCCGGAGATACCGTCAAAATGGAATTGATGAAAATTCTCAAAAGAGAATATGAGGATATTCATACGTCCATCTGGTGGTACAAGCTGGATTCGATGGCTGAAGTTAATGACCCTGCCATGTGGATAAAAGCAAATCCAAATCTGGGAAAAACGGTTACATACGAAACATACCAGGCGGATGTAGCACGAATGGAGAGTAATCCGGCAGTTCGTAACGATATTCTTGCAAAACGATTTGGAATTCCGACGGAGGGTTATACCTATTACTTCACTTATGAGGAAACGTTACCTCACAAGAAACGTCGGGAATATTGGGGAATGCCCTGCTCACTTGGAGGAGATTTATCGCAGGGAGATGATTTCTGCTCGTTTTCGTTCCTGTTCCCGTTACCGGATGGGTGCTTTGGAATAAAAACAAGAAACTACATAAGTGAATTAACACTGAAGAAGCTTCATCCAGCGTTACGTTCAAAATATGACGAGTTCATAAATGAGGGTAGCTTAATCGTTATGCCGGGCAATATTCTTGATACTATACAGGTATACGAGGAGCTTTACGATTATTTCACTGAGAGAGAATATGATGTCCGCTGCTTTGGTTATGATCCATACAATGCAAAAGAATTTGTCGCGCGATGGGAAACGGAAAACGGACCATTCGGTATCGAAAAAGTTCAACAGGGTGTACGAACCGAATCTGTTCCGCTTGGCGAGCTGAAAAAACTTTCGGAAGAGCGTATGTTGTTGTTTGACGAAGGTATTATGTCCTTCGCAATGGGTAACTGTATCGTCATGGAGGATACGAATGGAAACAGGAAACTACTCAAGAAGAGATACGAAGCGAAAATCGACCCGGTTGCGGCTACGATGGATGCGTTTATTGCGTTCAAGATTAACAGAGAAGCATTTGAATGATCAAAAGTAATAGTCAGAATTGCATTATTTTCCCATATATGATAGTATTAAGTAAATACATTTTATGGAGGAACGAGTTATGAAAAACAAAAGTGCAATGACGATTGCGTTAGTATTTACCGCTTTGAGTTCGATATCGGTGACTGCATCTGACGCAAGTATGTTCGAGTTTGAGAGTAACGGGGACGGAACTTGCATTCTGACCAAATACGTCGGCGAAGATGATGTTGATGTGACGATACCGTCATCGAGCGAAGCTGGCGAGTTGATAAGTGGCATTGGCGAACGAGCGTTTGCGTATGCGGAAATCAATAGCGTATCAATGTCCTCGTTGGAGATGACGATCGATGAGAGAGCCTTTGCATCTTCGGAGATTGAGGAATTGTCGATTACAGATTGTACGCTAGAGATTGACGATAACGTGTTTTCATCTTGCGATGAACTTGAAAAAATAAGCATTTCAAATAGCGAACTAAATATTCAAAAAGATTGTTTTTATTATGCAGGGGACGACGCTAGTCTGTCTATCATTGATTCGACTATTTCATCGGATGACAAATTGTTTTTTGGCGGAAGCTTATCGTCACTCGAAATTAGCGGAAGTACGCTAAATTTAGAAAAAGAAACATTTTCTTGCGTGGATAATTTAAAAACAATATCGATTGCCGACTCTGTTTTTAATTCAGATGAAAAAACATTTTATTACTCTGGAGATAAGGCGGATGTCAGTTTGGCGAATTCTCAGATAACACTTGATGAGAAAGCTTTTTTTGGTAGCGACATAAGAACTTTGACGGTGGAAGGATGTTCTTTTGACGTGGGCGAGGAGGCTTTTTCATGCAGTGAACTGGAAGAAATAATGCTTTCCGGTTGCGGGAGTGTTGATATGGGCGATAAGACATTTTACAGCAACGCTAGACTATCATCGGTGACTATACTCGGCAACAATGAAACGCAGTCAGTCATTGAGCTTGGTGAAAAATGCTTTTTCGGTTGCGGCAAGTTAGAATCTGTTATGATTGGGAACGCTTCTTCAATCGTATTGAATGATGAATTATTTGATTGCTGTGACGAACTTACCAGCGTAACGTTTGGTTCTGGAAATATTCAGTTTGGAGAAGACGTGTTTTCGAGATACAATGATAAATTAAAAATCGATGTTGGCGAAAACAGCTACGATTGCGAAACTATTCAAAGTTTAAGTAATAGCACCATAGTGAGTACGACAGATGCGGTAGCAGATACCATTAATACTGCTGGTAAAGAGGTGTCTGAGCTGGAGACGAATAATTCTTTTGGGGACGAACAGGGGGATGCTGATACTCAGCGGAGCGAAACGACGGACTCAACACCGGATGGCATATCCCCGAAATTTAAAGAAGCGATGGATAGCTATGAAGAATTTTTCGACCAATACGTGGATTTAACTGTCAAAATGGAAAATAATCCCGATGATTTGGGCATCATAGCGGATTATGCCGCATTCATGGCTGACTATGTTGACACAATGCAGAAGTTTGAAGACTATGAAGATTCTGACATGACAGACGCTGAGGCGTTATATTATGCCGAGGTATCACTTCGTATCTCACAGAAACTTCTCTCAGTTTCTACGGACGAATAAACATTAACAGATAAGGCTCTCGTTTGACAACGGGGGTCTTATTTTTATGCCTAAAATTTCATAGAAAACCCGAACAGACGCTGACCAGATTGGTTGGCGTTTTTTTTTGCGCTCGAAAACAGAAAAGGAGGCTGAATTTCAAAATGGGATTGTTTAACCGACTCCGGCGTGGCTGGAACGCCTTTATGAACAAGGACCCGACATGGTGGAGTCGTGAGCAGGGAGCTGCCTATTCGCGTCGACCAGACAGGGTTCATCTGACTGGCGGAAACGAACGGTCGATTGCCACATCTATATATAGCCGTATAGCTCTGGATGTGTCATTGATAGACGTCTGTCACTGTCTTTTAGACGAAAATAACCGGTTTCGTAAGACAGTTGATAGCGGTCTGAACGATTGTCTGACGCTTGCTGCAAATAAAGACCAGACCGCAAGGGCGTTCATACAGGATTGCGTGATGTCCATGCTGGATGAGGGGGTTGTAGCGATTGTTCCTATCGATACAGATGCTGACCCGAACACGTCTGATTCTTTTGGAATCTTTTCGATGAGAACCGGAAAAATCCTGGACTGGTATCCGGATTCCGTGAAAATCCGCGTCTACAACGACCGTACTGGAGAAAAAGAAGACATCGTGATGCTGAAACGGGCGGTATGTATCGTCGAAAATCCGCTTTACGCCGTGATTAACGAGCCGAATTCGAATATGCAGCGGCTGATAAAGAAACTCCGTTTACTGGATGTGACAGACGAAAGAACGGCATCCGGAAAAATGGATTTGATTATTCAGATGCCGTATTCGACAAGAGCACCGATAAAGCAGGCGCAGGCGGAAAAACGAAGAACCGAAATAGAAAACCAGTTGACAAATTCGCAGTACGGGGTCGCGTATATCGACAGTTCTGAAAAAGTTATACAGCTTAACCGTTCGGTTGAGAATAATCTGCTCAAGCATATCGAGTATCTGACAGATATGGTGTTCAGCCAGATTGGTATGACCCAGAGCATACTGAACGGAAGCGCTGATGAGCAGACCATGCTCAATTATAATAACCGGATTATCGAGCCGATTGTTTCGGCAATTACCGGGGAGATGCGCCGCAAATTTCTCAGCGAAGATGCGCGCAAAGAAAGACAGACAGTTATGTTTTTCCGGGACCCGTTCAGACTGGTGCCAGTAAACCAGATTGCGGAAATTGCAGATAAGTTTACCAGAAATGAAATCATGACAAGCAATGAAATCAGACAGGTTATTGGAATGAAGCCGTCGACCGACCCGAAGGCAGACTTGCTTCAGAACAGTAATATCGCACAGCCTGCCAGAGGAAAAGCAGATGCTGTTGCGGAAAAACAGGACGAAAAGGAGGACAAAAATCAAAATGGCAAAAATCGATTGCGACTGTAGCGGATGGGCTACAAAAGCCAATCTCAAGTGCGGTGACGGACAGACCATCATGCCGGGCGCGTTTAAAGATTGCGATGGAATGACTGTACCGGTGTGCTGGGGGCATATTCACGACGATCCGATGCGCGTTCTTGGGCGTGCATTATTAGAGCATAAAGACGACGGTACTTATGCCTATATCGACTTTAACAACACTGAGCAGGGGCGGAATGCAAAAGAACTTGTTCAGCACGGCGATGTATGCTCATTGTCTATCTGCGCAAACAATCTTGTGCGGAAAGGCTCAAGTATCGCAGACGGGGTTATCAGAGAGGTGAGTCTTGTGCTTTCCGGAATGAATCCCGGAGCTTATATCGACACAGTTCTGGATCATGGGGAAGGCTCCGAAGGGGAAGTCATTATCTACACCGGCGAAGAACTGGAATTGTATCATGCCGATTCGATTGATGACGGAAAAACCGATGATGGAAAGACCGACGAGGGGGAAACCGTAAAAGAAGTATTAGAAACACTTACCGAGAAACAGATGAAAGCGGTAGAGGTGCTTGTCGGAACAGCAATCGAAGAGGCGGCTGGAAAAGATGACAGTGGCAATTCCGGCAAAGAGGGAAAAGAGATTAATCATTCAGAAGGAGGAGAAAATCATATGAAATTTAATGTATTCGAGAAGGATAAAGATGGCGGCGAAGCTGTTCTCACCCATTCCGCTGAAATGGAAATTATCGGGATGGCAAAAGACAACACTGTGGGAAGCCTGCAGAAAGCTATGAAACTCTACTATGAAGATAACAAGGATACGCTGAAGCATGGCTTCGAAGACTATGGACAGTTATTCCCGGAGTACGAGCTGCTCGACAAAGGCGAACCGGAACTGCTGGAGCGTGACCAGAGCTGGATTGCGGCTGCGATGAGAAAAATCAGAAAGAGTCCCATCAGCAGAATCCGTACCAGACAGGCTGACGCGCGTATTGCAGAACTGCGTGCAAAAGGTTATCAGAAAAAGGGTGATGAGAAGACTATCACCGGACAGATTAAGCTTCTGAGCAGAACGACAGACCCGCAGACGGTGTATATCAAGGATACGATGCATCGTGATGACATTGTTGATATTACCGACTTTGATGTAGTTGCATATCAGTGGAGATATATGAGACATGTTCTCGACGAAGAGCTTGCCCAGGCAGCGTTGATTGGCGATGGTCGTGATGACGGGGATGCGGACAAGATTCATGAGGACCACATCCGTTCGATTTGGAACGATGCCGAACTGTATACGATGCATGTGGATGTTGACCTGGAAGCAGCTAAAACAAAACTCCAGGGAACAAACACTGGAGCAAACTTCGGCGAAAACTATATTATGACTGAAGCAATTATCGAAGCCGCGTTATATGCCCGCGAAGATTTCAAAGGAACCGGAACCCCGGATTTGTACTGCACACCTCATATGGTAAATCAGATGCTCCTCGCACGCGATTTGAATGGACGTCGGATTTACAATTCCAGAACGGACCTTGCTGCCGCGTTGAATGTCAATGAAATCCATACAGTTGAGCAGTTTGTGGGCAAGACCCGTACAGATGCGAATGGGAATACGAAGAAGCTGCTTGGTCTGTTTGTAAACCTTGCTGACTACACCTTTGGTTCGACCCGCGGGGGCGAGGTTACCAGATTTGAGGACTTCGATATGGATTTCAACCAGTATAAATATATGCTGGAAACGAGATTATCTGGTGGTCTTACCCGTGTTCAGTCGGCTATCGCGCTGGAGGAGCCGGTGACAACTGCGGGCTAAAAAACGGCAATTAGTCGAATAGGAGAAAAATCAAAATGGCGAAGTGGTGCGGAAAAATTGGGTTTGCAGAAAACGTAGAGCAGGAGCCGGGAGTATGGGTGCTTCGGATTACAGAGCGTACATATTACGGGGAACTGGTTAGTAACCGGTGGAAACGTCAGAATTCCGGAAACGTGAACGACGACCTCCGTATTCTGAACGACATCAGTATTGTGGCGGACCCATATGCCACCGAGCATTACTCACAAATAGTATATGCGGAATTAGACGGCGTGAAGTGGAGAGTAACGGATTGCGACGTTCAGTATCCGAGACTGATTCTGACGATGGGAGGTGTCTGGAATGGCGAGTCGCCTGGAGCTGCAGAGTAAACTGGAGGAATTACTTGGCGTCAAACATGTTTATTACCAGCCGCCGGAAGGTCTGAAAATGGAGTATCCGGCAATCCGGTATTCAAAGAATCGAATCAGTACGCAGAAAGCCAATAATTCCGCGTATATAAAGCATATCAGATACGAAATCATCGTGATTGACAGGAGACCGGACAACCCGGTTATCGAGAAGCTTCTGGAGCTTCCGTATTGTAGCTATGACCGGCATTACGTATCGGACAATCTTAATCACGATGTATTGACACTATATTATTGAAGGAGGATAAGGATATGGCAAAACTTGTTTGGGATAAAGTGGGCGAACGCTTGTATGAAACAGGTGTGTCAAAAGGAGTTGTATATGAGCAGGCTGCGGACGGCTCGTACAGTAAAGGGGAAGCGTGGAACGGACTGACGGCGGTGAACGAATCGCCCTCCGGCGGGGAACCGACGCCCCTTTACGCGAATAATCATAAATATCTGGAACTGATGTCTGATGAAGATTTCGGATTTACGGTGGAAGCGTATACATATCCGGATGCATTTGCGAAATGTAATGGTGAATCAGATTTGGCTCCGGGAGTTTCTGTCACGCAGCAGGAACGCAAACCGTTTGGTTTTACATACCAGTCTATCATTGGTAATGATACGACCGGACGGTCTCATGGATATAAAATCCATCTGGTATATGGCTGCAAAGCAAAACCGTCAGAGAGAAACCATAATACTGTCAACAACGACCCGGAAGCAGAGACGATGTCCTGGGAATGCAGTACAACTCCGATTGATGTGCCGGGTATGACGAATCCCTGCGCTCATATTGTAGTTGATTCGACGAAGGTGACATCGGCGCAGCTTACAGCACTTGAGGCGAAGTTGTATGGAAGCGAGAACGGAGAGCCGACGTTACCTCTTCCCGAAGAACTGGCTACAATCTTCAATGGCAACGGTTGATAACTGAACAAAACGATATTAAACACTATCATAAGCCTCTGCGAGATGACAGGGGCTTTTTCTTTTTGTCGAATGGGAGGGACATTATGTTAAAGAAAACACTTACGTATAAGGATTACAACAATGTGGAGAGAACCGAGACACATTTGTTTAATTTGTCCGAGGCAGAACTTACCGAAATGGAGATGGGAACCGAGGGCGGTTACGCCGAGATGCTTCAGAATATCATTGATGCGAAAGACCAGGTTGCGCTCATCCGCACTTTCAAGAAAATTATTCTGAAGGCGTACGGCGTAAAGAGTCCGGATGGCAGAGAGTTTATCAAATCGAAGAAAATTTCTAAAAAGTTTTCGCATACGGAAGCATTCAACATGCTTTATATGGAACTCGTAACCGATACGGATGCTGCCATCCAGTTTGTCAATGGTATTATGCCGGCGAAACTGATGGAGAAGGTAAAAGCGAAACAGGAAGAGGCAGAGAAAAAAGAAGTCACGGAATCCCCGGTGCTTCCCGGAGAAACGGAAGCGTAGCGGGTGTGATGGAAGATGCTGACGATTACGTTACCGGCAGTGGAAGCCGGCGAAATGTGGGATGAAGAAAAGCAGGAGTTTATCTATACGAAAGGTTTTAAGGAGCAGACACTGCAACTGGAGCACTCGCTGGTCTCGCTGCAGAAATGGGAATCAAAATGGTGTAAACCTTTCCATTCGAGAGAACCGAAAACCGATGAGCAGACTATCGACTACGTACGCTGTATGACGCTTACGAAGAATGTCGATCCGGATATCTATTATCACATCGACAGTAACACGATGAATCAAATTATAGAATACATCGATGCCCCGATGACTGCGACGGTAATCACGAATGATAAAAAAGGCAAGCAAGACGGAACGTTCGTTACTGCTGAGGTTATTTATTACTGGATGTTTTCGCTTGGAATTCCGATTGAATGTCAGAAATGGCATTTGAACACGCTTATCACACTGATTCGTGTGTTTGGGGAAAAGAACGCGCCGCCGAAGAAAGGAAGCGCACGAGAGACCATGAACCACTATGCCGCGTTAAATACTTTGCGTAAAAAGAAATACCACACGAAAGGATGATGAACATGAGCAACAGTTCTCTGGTTAGTTATAAAAAAATAAGTCCGAACAAAAATAGTCCGAGAAACCACTCGATTGACACAATCACAATCCACTGCTATGTCGGACAGGCTTCCGTTGAGTCGGCAGCGGGCTGGTTCAGTCGGTCGGATGCTGAATGTAGCTGTAATTATATGATAGGGACAGACGGGCGAATCGCTCTGATTGTTGACGAAAAAGACCGGTCGTGGTGCTCATCAAGCCCATCAAATGACAACCGTGCGATTACTATCGAGTGTGCCAGCGATTCCACGCATCCGTATGCGATTAATGACAAAGTATACAGTTCCCTTATTAAGCTGTGTGCGGATATCTGCAGACGCAACAATATTAAGGAACTGAAATGGCGCGGGGATAAGTCCCTAATCGGACAGGTCGATAAACAGAACATGACAGTACATCGCTGGTTTGCAAACAAAGCCTGCCCTGGGGATTACATATATAACCGGCTCGGAAAGATTGTGGAAGAAGTAAATGAAATGCTTGGCGTTGAAAAAACGAATGGGACCCAGGCGACTGCGTTTAAAAATTTGTCTGAGCAGGATGCCGTCGACAAAATCATGCCGTTATGCGTAGCTGACATGAAACGGACCGGGATCCTTGCTTCGGTAACCGGCGCGCAATTTATTCTGGAATCTGGTTATGGAAAAACAGTCCTTGCCCAGAATACGAACAACTGTTTTGGAATGAAGGCTTACCTGTCGGGTAATACCTGGGCTGGGAGTACCTGGGATGGAACGAGTATCTTTACTAAACCGACCCAGGAGCAGGATACACACGGAGTGTCGTCCACGGTTGTTGCTGCTTTCCGGAAATATGCGTGTGTGGAAGATTCTATCGCCGACCACAGCGCTTATCTGCTCGGAGCGATGAATGGCTTTAAGAAACGGTATGCTGGTCTGGCAGAATGCACGGACTGGGAAGAGGCAGCCCGAATTATTAAAAACGGCGGATATGCGACCGATGTCGAATATGTAGAAAAGCTTCGTTCGATTATTGACCGATTTAACCTTACGGAATACGACGCGGGCAAAGAGACAGTGGCTGAGAAGAAGTGGTACCTGGTCCGTAAAACATGGGTGAATGTAGCGTCGCAGCTTGGGGCTTTCGAGAAGGTCGATAATGCGAAGAAGTGCGCAGACGAGCATCCCGGATATACCGTTTACGACGATGACGGAAAAATCGTCTATACGAGTAAAAATCCGGATAAAAAATTTCCCTATGAAGTAAAAATCGACATCGATAATCTGAATATTCGCACTGGTCCTGGCACGAATTACGCAAAAACTGGAAGTATGACCGGACGTGGCATCTTCACCATTGTTGAGGAAGCATCTGGCGAAGGTTCTACTTCCGGCTGGGGAAGACTGTTGTCTGGTGCTGGCTGGATTAGTCTGGATTACGCTGAAAAGAAGTGAGGAAAATTCAAAATGATTAGTTTCAGACACAAGGGCAATTACTCGAAAGCGACACGATACTTCGAAAGACTGAGGGAGGTCGTGCGGCTTGGGGTACTTGATAAATATGGTCGAGCCGGAGTAGACGCCCTTTCGTCTGCAACCCCGGTTGATTCGGGAGAAACCGCGAGTTCGTGGGGCTACGAAATCGAACATTCGGCTGGGTCGTCCAGAATCATATTTACCAATTCACACATTAATAAAGGCGTGTCCATCGCAATAATTTTGCAGTACGGGCATGGAACCGGAACAGGCGGATATGTGGAAGGGAGAGATTATATCAACCCTGCTATCCAGCCTGTTTTTGACAATCTGGTAAAAGAAGCGTGGAAGGAGGTTACTTCGATATGAGCAATGTAGTTGATAATCGCGTCTTGGAAATGCGGTTTGATAATGCACAATTCGAGCGCGGTGTTGCGACGAGTATGTCGACCCTCGATAAACTTAAAGCGAAGCTTAACTTAACCGGCGCTTCAAAGGGACTGGATAACCTCGGAAAAGCAGCGAAGAACGTCCGCTTTGATGGGCTGAACGCCGGGATTGACACTGTCCAGGCAAAGTTTTCAGCAATGCAGGTGGTCGGCGTAACGGCTCTTGCGAACATTACCAACTCGGCGATTACCGCGGGAAAGCGGATTGCTTCTGCATTGACGATTGAACCGGTGAAAACGGGTTTCCAGGAATACGAAACCCAGATGGGCGCTATTCAGACCATTTTAGCGAATACTCAAAAGGAAGGTACGAATGTTGAGCGGGTAAACGCCGCCTTGGATGAACTGAATTATTACGCTGATAAAACCATCTACAATTTCACCGAGATGACGCGCAATATTGGTACATTTACCGCGGCAGGAGTGAAACTGGATACGTCGGTTAATGCAATTAAAGGTATTGCGAATCTGGCGGCGGCTTCCGGTTCGACTCCCCAACAGGCTTCCACCGCGATGTATCAGCTTTCGCAGGCGTTGGCGGCGGGTACTGTAAAACTGATGGACTGGAATTCAGTAGTTAATGCCGGTATGGGTGGACAGCTTTTCCAGGACGCGCTGATAAGAACTTCGGAACTTCTCGATACAGGAGCGCAAGCGGCAATAAAGGCAGAAGGAAGTTTCCGTGAGAGCTTGTCGACGGGATGGCTTACAACGGAAGTTCTGACGGAAACTTTAAATCAGATAGCCGGGGCGTATTCCGAGGCAGAACTGATAGCCCAGGGATATACGAAAGAACAGGCAGGGGATATTGTGCAACTGGCGGAAACTGCTGAGGCGGCAGCTACAGAAGTCAAGACACTTACGCAGTTGTGGGACACGTTGAAGGAAGCAGCACAGTCCGGATGGGGACAGACGTGGCGGCTGATTGTCGGTGATTTCGATGAGGCAAAAGAGCTGTTCACAGGTCTGTCAGATGCTTTGGGCGGCATGATTAGCGCCTCTGCGGATTCCCGTAATCAACTGCTGGAAGGAGCGCTTACTTCAAACTGGGACAAACTTACTGGGAAGATTAAAGACGCCGGGATCGAGACGGACGTATTTGAGGACAAGATAAAAGAAGTAGCCAGGTCGAGTAATGTACCAATCGACGCACTTGTCCAGAAATACGGGTCATTGGAAAAAGCGTTTCAGAGTGGAGCCATATCTGCAAATATATTAAGAGAAGCCATAAAGCAGCTTAGCAGTGGGGTGTTAGACCTCGATGGGGTGTTCCGTTTTGGCGATGGACTTGACGAAGCGAGCGACGATGTTAAAAAGATACAGCAGGCACTGGAGGATGCCGGTTTTACGCTGACGCAGTTTGGCGTGGATGGTAAATACGGGTCGGAGACAGAAGCCGCTGTAAAAGCATTCCAGGAAGCCGAGGGACTGCTGGCAGATGGTATCGTCGGACCGGAAACGATTGCAGCATTGAATGACGCGAGCGAAAAAACGAATGATTTATACGATTCTGTATCGAATCTTATCGACGGCGTTTCAGAATTGGGTGGAAGGGAACTCTTAATTGAATCTTTCAAGAACACCTGGAATGGTCTGAAAGAAGTATTTGACGTCGTTCACGACTCATGGCAAAGGGTCTTTCCTCCTGCCAGCATGGAAGAACGGCAGGAAAAGCTTTATGGACTGATTGACGCGTTTCACTCGTTTACGGAAGGTCTTACACTGTCTGACGAAACAGCATCGAAACTCAGCCGGACATTTGATGGGTTGTTTGCGGCGCTTAATCTTTTTAAAAGAGGGATTACCACACTTGCGTCTCCGATTAAAGACTTTTTATTTACAGGCGGGTTAAGCAGTGTTGCTGATGTCGTGCTTGGAATTACAGCGTCTGTTGGCGATTTTTTTACGCTTTTGGATAAAAGTGCTGGAACAGAGAACTTCTTCTCTGGTCTCAAAGAAGGGCTTATTGCTATTTCAAGAGAAATTTCTGATGTAATAAATCCAGTATGCGATGGGGTGGAAAATCTCGGAGATGTTCTTTTATATTTCGGAACGATTGCTTCAAATATCCTTGGGAAAATCGGAAACACCGTAAAAAATGTGTTTACGTGGATAGCAGATAATGTATCCCCCGTTGATGTTTTCGCAGGTTTAGCCGGAGGCGGGATATTTGTTCTGGCGAAGAGACTTGCCAAAGTGGTTAAAACGATACAGGGGGCATTGGGCAATCTTTTTAAGAAAGGCAACGATAAGAAAATAACCAAACAGTTTTCTGAGATTTTGGATTCGGTCAAGGAATCCATATCATCGTTTACATCGGGTATCAAAGCAGCATCACTCATAAGTATCGCGGTTGCGATAGGTATATTATCGGCATCTCTTAATGCGATATCGAAGATTGATGGGGATAAGTTGTTCGAATCGCTTGGGGCGATAGGCGCGATGTTTGTCATGCTAAGCACAATGCTGAAGTCTGTCACGAAAACGCTTGGGAGTTCGGGCTCGCGAGGGCTGGCGAAAGCCGGTTTATCCATGATATTGGTTGCCGTTGCTATGCGTATTTTCGCCAGTGCTTTAAAAGAATTATCCGGAATGTCCATCGAAGACATCGGAAAGAGTTTGGCTGCTTTGGGCGGTGGGTTGCTTGAACTTTCTGGGGCGCTTAAATTACTGAATAAAGTAAAAATTCCGCTAAAGACAAGTGTTGCTATGATCGCGTTGGCGAAAGCATGTGATATGCTTGGGGATGCGTTTAAAAAATTCAGCGTTTTTTCCTGGGATGAGATAGCTCGCGGACTCGCTGCAATGGGCGGCTCGCTCGGCGAACTTACCGTGTCTTTGGCGGCACTTAGCAAGGCTGGCGGTTTTGGTTCGCTTCTCGGCGGTTCTGGAATATTGGTGGCGGCGCAGGCTCTGGAACCCATTGCGACGGCGTTATCCAGTATCGGCACCATGTCATGGGATGCGATTGGAAAGGGTTTTTCCGGAATGGGCGGAGCACTCGCCGAATTTACCGCGGCTTTGGGAATCCTCAGTAAGGCTGGTGGATTTGGTGCTACGCTTGGTTCGGTTGGCATACTAATAGGAAGTCAATCGCTTGATGAAATAGCCGGGACGATTGAAGTGCTTGGAAAAATGTCGTGGGATGAAATCGAAAAAGGTCTTTCCGGAATGGGTGGGGCTCTTACTGAATTTACCGCGGCTTTGGGAATCCTTAGCAAAGTAGGGGGATTTGGCGCGCTTCTTGGTGGCGGGGGAATAGTGGTTGCCGCGCAGGCACTGGGACCAATCGCGATGGCGCTTGCTGACATAGGAAGTTTATCGTGGAACGAAATCGGAAAAGGTCTTTCCGGAATGGGTGGCGCTCTCGCCGAAGTGGCTACGGTATCCGGACTTCTCGGAAAACTTACCGGGCTAGCGGGACTCCTCGGAGGAGGCGCCATTGCGCTTGGAGTACAAGGATTGGGCGAACTTGCGGACGCTTTTAAAACGTTTGGTCAGATGAGCTGGGACGAGATTACTCAAGGACTTGCTGGAATGGGTGGTGCTTTGACGGAAGTTGGTACAGTCACTGGACTATTGGGGAATCTCGGCGGTTTTGGGTCCATTTTTGGTGGGGTTTCTATTGGTCTTGTTGTAAAGGGGCTGGGCGAACTTGCTGACGCTTTTTCGAAGTTCGGACAAATGAACTGGGACGAAATAAAAAACGGACTCGTGGCAATGGGCGGGGCACTTGGCGAAACTGCGCTCGGAGGTATCGCGAATACCTTTTCCATTCTTGGGTCTTATTCAATTTCAGAGATGGCGGCACCGCTTGGGGATTTAGCCGATTCTGTTAGGAGATGGACGGGTGTCACGGTACCCGAAGGTCTTTCAAATCAATTAAAATCTTTGGCATCCGGCGTGAAAGCTTTTAACTTCGCAGACTGGGGAGCAGAGGCTATCTCGACTTTGGCAACGCCACTCGGAGCTTTAGCGACCTCTATAGGGCAATGGACCGGAGTCGTCATACCGGAAGACCTCGGAACAGGACTTACAAATTTGGCTGAGGGCGTTAAAGCATTTAATTTCGCCGGATGGGGTGCGGACGGTGTGGCAGCGGTTGCAACCCCGTTAGGCGATTTGGCTGGGTCTATTGCAAAATGGGAGGGCGTTACCGTTCCAGATGACATTGAAACCGGTCTTACAAACCTGGCGAATGGGGTTAAGGCATTTAACTTTGCCGACTGGGGTTCCGATACTATAGCTACTGTAGCGTCGCCGCTAGGAGAATTGGCGGCATCGGTTGGGAAATGGCACGATATTGCGGTTCCGGATGATATAGACATCGGACTTGCAAACCTGGCAACTGGGGTTGAAAAGTTTAATTTTGCTGGATGGGGTGCCGAAGCAATTTCGACAATGGCAACGTCGTTGGGTGATTTAGCCGGGTCTATTGCGAAATGGGACGGTGTGATAATTCCAGAAGATATTGGAACCGCTTTAACGGACTTGGCAACCGGAGTTATCGCGTGGAATGGTGTTGACCCGACCATCCTGGATGGGCTGGCAACTCCGATAACCACGATGGCTGCTGCTGTTGCGGCGTGGAATGACGTTACGATACCGTACAATATTCAAACGAGTTTGGAAGGGTTGGCGAAAGGCATTGGCGCGTGTAACGATATGTCTACGGATAGTTTGTCAGCGACATGCAGTGGTATACGGGATATAGCAGCGGCGGTTACCGATATGTTGAATACGGATTTCGGAGCTGCATCATTGAAATTGCAGAATTTTGCGTCAGCCATTAACAGTGTTACGGTTTCAACTGACACGTTTACAAGCTTGGGGACGAGCGTTGTTGACAGCTTTGCAAATGGTATACAAAGCGGCGCCACCTCCCAGTTATCCACCGTTGGAGCAAGTCTTACAGAATCAATCGGGAGCGGAATGGAGTCTTCGACAGGCGGGGTGGTATCTATTGCAGCGGGAATTGCTACTAAGATACGCGATGCGATTTCCGGAAAGACCGGTTTATTTGTAACTGCCGGAGGAAAGCTGATTTTATCCCTTGCCGAGGGTATTGAAAAATCGGCTAATAATGCGATTGATTCGGCAAAGAGCGTCGCAAGCAGAGCGGCGACAGCGTCGGGGACATATCGAGACAGTTTTGTAGGCGCGGGCTACAACGCCGCACTGGGATTCGCCAGCGGCATCAGTTCCGGGTCGTTTGCTGCTTCGATACAGGCGCGCGCAATGGCAAGCGCGGCGGCGAGTGCGGCAAGAGCAGCTCTGGATGAGCATTCTCCATCAAAGGTATTTTATGGGATAGGCGCATTTGCCGGAGAAGGTCTCGTAAACGCTCTTGCGGATTATATGGGAAAAGTATACCAGACTGGCGCAAATCTGGCTGTTTCGGCAAAGGACGGTTTAAACAGCGCAATCAGCCAGGTCTACGACATATTCAGCGGAGACCTCCATGTTGAGCCGACAATCCGACCGGTCGTTGATTTAAGCGCGGTGGAAGCAGGGGCAGGAGCTGTGGACCGGATGTTCTCAAATCGCGTAGGCATCCGTACTCTGGAGAATCTGAGTTTCGCAAATGTCGCCATGAACCGGCAACTTCAAAATGGTTCAAATGCAGATGTTGTATCTGCGATTAATAAACTTGGTAAGAAGCTGAATGGCGGAAATACCACTATAAACAACATTAACGGCGTTACTTATGATGACGGAAGCAACATCAATGAAGCTGTGGCATCCATCGTCAGAGCAGCGCGCGTGGAAAGGAGGCGGTAGTTTTGGCAACCTATACGGTAAAGCAGGGGGATACGCTGTCCGAGATTGCATGGAAGTATAACTCTACCTATAATTATGGAAGCAATGTTACAGAAGCGTATAAAAGACTTGCGGACATCAATGACATCGATAATCCGAACCTTATTTATGTCGGGCAGGTACTCAAACTGGATAATCCCAAAGATTCGTCCGGAAACAACGCGACTGTAAAGAAAACAACCAACACTACCTCCTCGGTAGTAACGATTAAACAGTTTGGATTACAGTCCGGGACGGACAGAACCGTGTTTGTAGCCTGGGCGTGGGACAAGAAAAACACGGAAAATTACCAGGTTATATGGTATTACGACACCGGTGACGGAATCTGGTTTGTGGGGGAAGATACGACGACCACCTACAAGTACCATGTCTATACCGGACCGTCGAACGCTGTAAAAGTCAGTGTCAAAATCAAACCGATTTCGAAGAAGCATAAGGTAAAAGGAAAAGAGACGAGTTACTGGACCGCAAAATGGTCTACTGGAAAATCGTATTATTTCAGTCATAATCCGCCTACAAAACCGAATGCGCCGACGGTAACGGTTGAGAATTATACACTGACCGCAAGTCTCTCGAACCTCGACATCAACGCAACTGAGATTGAATTCCAGGTTGTCAAAAACGATACCGGGGTATCCAGTACGGGGAAGGCGAAGATTGTAACTTCATCAGCGTCTTATTCATGTCCTATCGCGGCGGGGAATAAATACAAGGTACGTTGTCGGGGACTGAAAAACGGTGTCTATGGCGAATGGTCGGATTACTCTGACAATTACAGCACGATACCGGCTTCCCCACAGCAAATTACATCGTTAAAAGCTCTGTCGTCGACCTCCGTGGCGCTTGATTGGAAAGCGGTTCCCGACTGCACTGGTTATGAAGTTGAGTATACCACGAGCAAATCATACTTCGACAGCAATCCGAATGAGGTAAAGAAAGTCACGATTGAGTCTGTAACTACCCATGCAGAAATCACCGGTCTTGAAAGCGGACAGGAATATTTCTTCCGGGTACGGGCAGTTAATGAGCAGGGAAATTCGTCCTGGAGCGGCATCGAATCGATTGTTATTGGGACAGAGCCGTCTGCCCCGACCACATGGTCATCCACAACAACAGTTATTTCCGGTGAACCGCTGATTTTGTACTGGGTTCACAATAGTGAAGACGGGTCGAGTCAGACGAGTGCGGAACTGGAATTGATTGTGGATGGGGTAGCTACCACCAAGACGATTCATAACGCGACTGATGAAGATGAAAAAGACAAGACGAGTTCCTATACGGTTGATACTTCGGTATATACAGAAGGCTCGACTATCCAGTGGCGTGTGCGGACTGCCGGAATCACAAATGTTTACGGGGAATGGTCGGTCCAGCGTACGGTTGATATTTATGCTCCGGCAACTCTGGAGCTGGTCGTTACGGATGTCAACGGAGCAATAGTCAGCACACTTAATGCATTTCCACTTTATGTGAAAGCGACTGCGGGACCGGCTACACAGACACCACTCAGCTACCATCTGTCAGTAATTGCCGGAAGTTCGTATGAAACGGTAGACCAGATTGGAAACACAAAATACGTGAGCGCCGGTGATGCTGTATATTCGTCGTATTTCGATACGTCTGAAGAATTGCTTGTGGAATTATCCGCGGGAAATATCGACCTGGAGAATAACGTCACTTATACCGTCGAATGTACGGTGGCGATGGATTCCGGGTTGCGTGCGGAGGCAAGTACCTCGTTTGATGTAGCGTGGACCGATGAATTATATGAACCAAATGCTGAGATTACTTACGATGAGGAGACATATGCGGCATATCTGAGACCGTATTGTACGGACGAGGACGAAAATCTGGTAGATGGTGTTACGCTGGCAGTATACCGGAGAGAATACGATGGAGGGTTTGTTGAAATCGCAAAGGGGCTGGAGAACAGCAACAGCACATATGTCACAGACCCGCATCCGTCGCTGGATTATGCCCGATACCGTATCGTAGCCACATCGAAAGCAACCGGAGCAGTGAGCTATTACGATATGCCAGGTTTTCCTATTGGTGAACCCGCCATTATTATACAGTGGGAAGAACAATGGTCGTCTTTTGATGTATCGTCAGAAAACGAAGCAGACGATTCGGAACAGCCGGCATGGTCGGGTTCGCTGGTCAGACTCCCATACAATGTCGATACGTCGGAAAAAGCGGATAAGGATGTTTCACTTGTCGAGTATATAGGAAGGAAGCGCCCCGTCAGCTATTATGGCACACAGATTGGTGAAAGCGAAAATTGGAAAGTTGAGATTGTACGGGGTGACCTGGAGACGTTGTATGCGCTGCGGCGTCTGAAAATCTGGAACGGTGATGTTTATGTGCGGGAGCCATCCGGAAACGGATACTGGGCAAGCATCAGTGTTTCGTTCAGTCAGGCACACTGCGAGCTGACCATACCGGTTAGCATAGACATCGTGCGTGTGGAAGGGGGTGTCTGACATGCCGGACTGGACACAATCGATGGAGCAGTCTTTCGAGTATTATACGGTTGACCCAGGAACCTGGAAAGATATGGAGCGTCTGGATACTGTGAAGAAATGCACTATAAGCCGGGACAGAGAGGCAGACACGCTTGGCTCGGCGAGCATTGATATTGTGGATTCTGTCGGCGAATGCTACGTCCGGGTATATCTCATTACAATTCAAAATGGAGTTACGGAAAGGCATCCGCTTGGCACATTTCTGGTGCAGACCCCATCATCGAGTTTTGATGGAAAGCTTCGGAGCGTCACGATGGATGCATACACTCCACTTCTTGAACTGAAGGAGAACCAGCCGACAATCGGATATTCGATACTGAAGGGTGACAACATTATGGAATCCGCATACAGACTTGTACGGGACAACATACGCGCGCCGGTCGTGAAACCGTCCTGCGACAAAAGTCTGTATGATGATTTTGTGGCGAATACGGATGATAACTGGCTGACATTCAACAGTGATTTGATTGCAAATGCGAAGTACGAATTCGACCTTGATGAACTCGGACGTGTGCTCTTTGCCCCGGTCCAGGATACAGCATCGCTGCAGCCTGTCTGTACGTTTGACGACGGGAACAGCTCCATATTGTATCCCGACATCGATGTTGAGCATGACATGTATGCGATTCCGAATGTTGTCGAGGTCGTATATTCGAGAAGCAATGAGAATTATTATGCGAAGGTGGTTAATGACGACCCGAACAGTCCGGTTTCGACAGTAAATCGCGGAAGAGTTATCGGCTATCGCGTTACTGACCCGGACCTGGCTGGTGACCCGACAGAGGGGCAGATACAGGCATATGCGGAAAGGATACTCCGGGAAGTTTCGACTCTGGAATATACCGTAACATTTTCGCATGGATACCGTGGAAACCGTGTCGGGGATTGTGTGCGGCTTAATTACGAACGGGCGGGACTTATCGATATAAAAGCCAAAACGGTAAGCCAGACGATATACTGCGAGGCTGGCTGCAAAGTTACAGAAAAAGCGGCGTTTACCGTGAAGTTGTGGGGGTGATAGTGGATGGCTTTATCGAACGATTTGATATCGCAGTTTGTTAAAATCACGAATGACGATAAACCTGTGAAAAATGAATCGACCATTTATGGCACCACCGTCAACTACAACGGAGGAATTTATGTCCGGATAGACGGTTCGGACCGATTGACGCCAGTAAAGACCACCACGTCAGATGTACTTCCGGACGAACGTGTGACGGTTCTGATAAAGAATCACTCCGCGCTCATCACCGGAAACCTTACTTCGCCGGCAGCGAGAACGGACGATGTGAAAGACCTCGACGCGAAAGTCGATGAACAGGGCAACGTTATAACTGCGCAGGGAAATGAAATCTATGCGATTGGCAACAAAATCGCGGCGATAAACAACACCATTACCGCGCAGGATAACGAGCTTTACCTTATTAACAATAAGATAGCCGCTCTGGATAATACGGTAACCGCGCAGGATAACGAACTCTATGCGATTAACAACAAAATCGCGCTGATAGATAATACTGTGACTGCACAGGGCAATGAGCTTTACGCGATTGACAGCCGGATATCGACGATTAACGATACGATAACCAGCCAGGGCAACGAAATCTATGCGATTAACAACAAGATAGCCATCGTCGACTCGTCATTCCAGATTAAAGATGGCGTGGTGACCGGTATCAAGGGAATCGATACTGAATGGATAACCACGGAAACTCTGGAAGCCGTCATCATTGATACGGACCAGATAAAAGGTGATTACGCGTCATTCAAAAATACAGTTACGGACGAGCTGGTGACGGCAAAGGGCTGGATGCTGGAAGGAAGCATCGGCGACGCACAGATATCGTCCCTAAACGCAAACAAGCTCCGGGCAGGAACGATTGATACCGCCATTGTTACCGTGGCGGGCACGGACGGGCGTCTGCAGATATCCGACAATACCATCCAGATTTCGGATGGCTCCCAGGTGCGGGTGCAGATGGGCAAGGATGCGTCGGACGACTATACGCTTGCTGTCTGGGATGCTGATGGTAATCTTATCTGGGATGCCCTCGGTGCTACAGAGAACACCATCCAGCGCAAAATCATCCGGGATAAAATGGTCGCCGACGATGCTGCGATACAGGCTCTGAAGATTGATTTCCAGAGCTTTGACACGGCATTGACGGACCAGGGTGTCACCATATCCGGGACCGTTGTGCAGGTTGGCAGTAAAACACTGAATGTGGCGCTGTCGGAGCAGACGCAGGCGGTGACGGAGCATGGGGAACTACTGACAGACCATGCGGCGAAAATTGCTGCAAATGAAAAGGCAATCTCGCTGCGTGTCACAAGCCAGGAATTTGAGAGCTATCAGACGACAACTGACGGGCGCCTTACCGATGCTGAATCTAACATCGAGAGCGCGGCAGGCAGGCTGTCGACAACCGAATCATCAATAACCGCGCTGCAGGGACAGATTGCGCTGAAAGTAGAGCAGACGGATATCGACAAGAGTCTGGAAGGATACAGTACCACCACCCAGATGAACGCGGCAATCGACCTTTCAAAATCCGGAATCTTAACCACAGTGTCGGATATTTATGCTACGCAGGATAATCTGGAAGCGGCGGAAACGATAGCTGAGCAGGCGGCTGATAAGATAAGCTGGCTCGTCAAAAACGGCACGAATTCGACGAATTTCACATTGACGGACAGAACTGCAACATTAGTGGCGGACACTATCAACGCAAACGGTTTGGTGAGGTTCTCCGGACTTGACAGCGATACAAAAGACTTGATTACCACAGCGCAGACCACGGCAAATGAGGCTGCGGCGGATGTGCTGGTGGCGCAGAATACGGCGGATGAAGCTGGGAAACGCGCGACATATCATTACGGGACCTGCGCAACGGCGGCGTCGTCTGCGGTGAAAATCGTGACACTGGAGGGGTTTACGCTGTATAGGGGGGCAACTGTCAGCGTTAAATTCACCTACGCCAATACCGCGGCAAGTCCGGCGCTCAATGTCAACGGTACCGGGGCAAAGACCATTTACGTGTATGGGGCGTCATTGGGGTCCTCGTCGGTTTATAACTGGGCGGCGGGCTCGACCGTGCAGTTTGTCTATAACGGTACACAGTGGGTGATGACTGATGTATCTGCCATGAGGGCAGTAGCGGACTGGTGTTACAGCAATAATGTATCATATATTAACGGCGCCAAAATATACGCCGGAACAGTAACAGCAAAGCAGATTAATGTGACTGACCTGTTTGCGCAGGACATCACGGCAACGGGGACCATCCGGGGTGTGAATCTTATTGGCGCAACTGGGAGCTTTTCGGGAAGCGTTACGGCTACGAGCGGGAAAATAGGGCTTTACGAGTTGACGGAGAACGGTCTGGAAGGGGGTACTTCGGCTGGGAATGTTATTTTGTCACCGGAGTTTATCTGGTTATGGTCTGGAAACCCGAATGGTGCGGCGCGATTTTATGTTGACTCTGACGGATGCATGATCGTTTATAGTATAGACGCAACCCATGCTATTAATACAGATGGTAATATTTCGGCAACCGGAACCGTCAGCGCATCATACCAGTTAAAGAGCCAGTCGATTGAACTATCTTATACTACGCCGTTTATAGATTTCCATTATGGGAATTCCACAGCAGACTATACGAGCCGAATCATCGAATCTGCAAGTGGGACATTGACGGTAAATGGAACAGCATTCTACAGCGGTGGGAAAGTTACTGCTCCGGGACTGATTCGCGCAAATGGCGGGGTCGCTGTCGACGGAGACATCAATTTGAGTGGGAGTGTTTTTGCGTCCGGCGGATTCAGTGCGGAGGGAAACCTTTACGTTGGTTCACAAATTACAGTGGATGGATTGGTATATCTGCACAATGTCTATGATTACCAGTCGTCCAACACTGCAAATGTGCGTATAGGTTCGACGGGGCGTATGACAAGGGCTTCTTCCTCATCCGTACGTTACAAAGACCTCATATCGGTACTGTCCGCAGAGGATGTGGAAGCACTGTATGATATTCCGGTGCACTGGTTCAAGTATAAAGCGGACTATCTCGGTAAGGAAGACGAACGTTACAACAAGCCCATACCAGGTTTTGTGGTTGAGGATTGGGAGGATGTCCTGCCGATTGCGATTGACCACAATCCCGACAAAACCCCCGAAATGTGGAACAATAATATTGTTGTGCCGCTGATATTCGAGATGGTCAAGAATGAGCATAGCCGGATTACGGAAGTGAATAAGGGCATGTCGGACCTGTATGCTTACGCGGGAAGGGTCGCTGTACTGGAAAATACGGTAGAGAATCTGAGAGAGCAGTTGTATGAAGCTAGAAATGAGCTGCACGATTTGCGCGCGGAACTGGCGGAGCAGAGAGCAGCTTAAATATGAGGAGGACAGATGTATGTTAAAGAATGTAACACAGAGTATCACAATAACCGGGGAGTCTGTTATCGACGTGACGGAAGGGGACGCGGTGAAGCAGGTGACGACAGAAACGTATACCTGCAGAATCAGTTCTGATAATCCGGAGGACATCCGCATCAGCCGGAGTACGCTGGGAGCCGAATCGAAGAAGGTGTACAAAGAACATCGTGAGGAGTGCCGCGAAGATTATGCCGCATTCGAGGATATGGTGTACTCTATCCAGGACGAGATGCTCGCGAATACGGGGACAACGAATCTTGAAGAGCGGGTGACAGAACTGGAAAAACAGGCAGTTGAAAACGTATAAGGAGGACGAAACTATGTATCAGATTATTAAATCAGTAATTGAATCAGGACGGTATGAGCTGGCGGATATGCTCGGAAAAATTGACCGGACATGGTTGCAGGGGAGTATTACGGAAGAGGAGATGACCGAGCTGGTTACTCTTGCGCGGGAGAAAGCAACGCCGGAGAACAGCTATGCGTCTCTCCGGAACCAGGTAAGCAAGTTATTTGGCATTGTAGCTGAGCAGGCTAAAGCAATTAAAGCTAACGCAGACGCGATTACTATGCTGCAGGGCGGAACCGTTACACCGCCGGTACAGGAGGAATATCCGGAATACGTACAGCCGTCCGGTGCGCATGACGCGTACAATACTGGCGATAAAATGACCTACACGGATGGCAAGCGCTATATCTGCCAGATGGATGGTTGCGTTTGGGACCCGGATACATATCCGCAGGCTTGGAAAGAAGTAACAGAATAAGAGAGGAGAAAAATCAAAATGGTGTCAAAACTGGCTATGCTTTACAATACCCTTCTGACGATTGAGACAAAAGGAGGGCATACAAAGACGATGGCTGATTGTCTGCGTTTTCTGGAACAGCTCATGTCGGAAGAAAATCAGAAGAAAGAAGAAGCAAAAACGAAGAACGCCGAGGATGCAGACGCAGCCACGACAGAGAAAAAGGAGGAAAAATAATATGGATTTTACGGTGCTTACGGAACACTTTGTACTGGTAGTAGTGGTTGCGTGTCTTGTAGTCGGGTATGTCATCAAACACGCAACCTTTCTGAAATGGATTCCGAACGATGATATCCCGGTAATCCTGGCAGTCATCGGCGCGGGAATGAATCTGGCAATCAGCGGAGTGTCCATCGAATCGGCTATTTACGGGGCTGTGATGGGTCTTGCTTCGACTGGTCTCCACCAGGGATTCAAATCGTTTGTAGAAGGAACAGCAACAGAAACGAGCGAATAGAACGGAGTGATACACAGTCATGATGGAAGTGTTGCTGCAGACTTACTACATACTGCTTCCAATCATCGCCACGGCATTGGTGGGATGGGTTGGAGTGCTGCTCAAAGACCAGAAGAAAAAAGAAAAAGACCGCGACGAGATACAGAAAAGAAAAGAAGCCGAACAGGGGCAGGTACGATGCGGCATAATGCTTATTCTCAGGTATATGCTGAAACGGTACCACGCGGAATATATGATTCAGGGCAAAATCACATACAACCAGTACAAAGACTGGATGGACCTGTATTCCGCATACGAATCTCTTGGCGGGAATTCCATTGCAGTTGACTGGAACAACGATATCGAAGACATGGAAAAATGCGATTCAACAGAAGAAATGTCACCGTTCGAGTCTATGGTTCTGCAGGGAATAAAACAATAAATAATATAAGAAGAGGGTACGTTAAATGAACATGCTCTCTTCTTTTTTCGCACTTCCGTACGAGGGTTGTCCGACTGCGTGTTATAACGTCGGTATGATTTTGGAGGGCGAAAATGTTTATGAAAACAGGGTATGA